TAGTTAGAGCGACTATCTTTGGATTAGCTATTTATCTGTTAATCGTATTTTGTTTTGCATGGAGTGGAGTATTAATACATTTGATGGCTATGTTATCTTATTAGATTATTGTTTGTATAGGCTTGCTTGTGACGAAGGTAAATATCATTGCAAGTATGCAAGAGCTATACCACTTAATCTTATGTTTACCGATACTATTACTTGTATTGACAATACATTCAATATTATGCCTACGGCAGAGGTATATTTGCTTATTGTATCAGCTACATGGGCTATTAGCATTATTGTTACGGTACATTTAGGTATTAATCATTTCAGAAAAGTTCGTCGGCTAAAGAATATCAAGCAACGATACGAAGAATTTAAACTCAAAAAGTAGATAGGCTGCATGATTTGTATTGATGAAGAAATGGCTTCTAAAGTTGGTTTAGAAGCCGCAGCCGTCTACTATTATATGCGATTGATACTATGTACTAAAATGTATCAAGAATCGTTTAAAGGCTGCATGGTAAAACGAGAGAAGTATACTGGATTTATTGCAATAGCAAAACTAAAAGAATTAATTCCTTTCCTTTCTACAAAGAAAATATACAATGCTGTTAATAGGCTTGTTCAACATGGATATATTAGGGAAGTGAATTATAAGTTACCTGGAATGAATACTACCAAGTGTTACCAATATGTAGAAAACAACTAATCAAAAACTTTAAAAACAACGAGTATCACATGGAAAGATTATCTAACAATCAAATCTTCCAATATAATGGGAGTCCTATCACTTTTCAAAAAGGAGATAGTGTAATGGTAAATGCAACACAAATGGCGAAGCCTTTCGGTAAAGAGCCTAAATTTTGGCTAATGAACCAATCTACAACAGATTATCTAAACGAATTATCCAAAGTAAGAAATCTAACTTTGACTGATTTAGTGCAAGTTACAAAAGGAGGTAATAATCCAGGTACTTGGATGCACGAAGACGTTGCAATGGAGTTTGCCCGTTGGTTAAGTCCTGCCTTCGCTATTTGGTGTAATGATCGTATCAAGGAATTACTCACCATCGGAATGACTGCTACGCAGCCCACTCTTGAACAAATGATTGATAATCCAGACTTGGTTATTCATTTGGCTACACAGTTAAAAAAAGAAAGAGAAGAAAAGGAGAAACTTCGTATAGAAAATGAAAGCCAACAACATAAAATAGCGATATACGCTCCTAAAGTTGAGTTCTATGATGAAGTAGTAGATAGCAAGGACGCATTGCCAATGGATCGAGTGGCGAAACTTCTCAATATCGGAATTGGGAGAAATAGATTATTTGCATTCCTACGAGAGAAAAAGGTATTGATGCCTAATAATACTCCTTATCAAAAATACGTTGAACTTGGTTGGTTTAGATGCGTTGAGAGCAAGTTTAGCAAACCTAATGGAGATACTTGCATCAACATAAAAACAGTAGTATTACAAAAGGGATTAGATGGGATTAGAAAGATGTTTTATAATAAGAAGTAAACCTAAAACAACAATTATTATGTGTGAAATTAAAATTTTCGAGAAAGAAGAATTTGGAAATATCGGAGTTGTTGAAATTGACAACGAACCTTGGTTTTTGGCCAAAGAGATTACAAATATTTTAGGATATTCTAATCAGTCAGATGCTATCAAAGATAATGTAGATTACGAAGAGTGTAAAGTGTTAGAATACAGGGCTTTTCGCTCGCAGCTACCTTCTTTGTGGAGTGGAAAAGATTTTTCAAATAAAGTTCTTATTAATGAATCGGGATTATATAGTTTGATTATGTCAAGCAAATTACCAAATGCAAAGAAGTTTCGCAAATGGGTAACAAGCGAAGTCCTTCCTTCCATTAGGAAAAATGGAGGATATATCTCTAATCAATCACAATTAACCCCGGAGCAAATTGTGGCGAATGCTCTTGTAGTTGCGCAGAAAATTATAGAAGAACAAAATAATCAAATGCTCCAAATGACACAGAAAATGTCAGCGCTTGAAAAGAAATCAGACTACCTTGATATTATTCTTCAAAGCAAAAAGACGGTTACAATATCTCAAATCGCGCAAGATTATGGCTTTAGCGCAAAAGCGTTCAACAAGATATTGAAAGAATTGCATATTCAACATAAAATTAACGGGCAATGGATCCTGTATGCTTCGTACTTAGGTGAGGGATACGTTCACAGTAAAACTGTAAGCATAACAAGAAGTGATGGTACGCCAGATACTGTTATGAATACAGAGTGGACGCAAAAGGGGCGTATATTCTTGTATAATACATTGAAGGGGAACGGGTATTTACCATTAATCGAACAATAAAACATTTAAAATTATGGCTAATCTGAAAGAAGTAAAAGAAAACAATGTGAAACTTACAAATTCAAACAGAATCAATAAGATTAAGAGTGATATATACGATATTATAAAAGAAGAAGTAGATGCACTCTCTCCTATTAGGAAACTTGTATTTAGTACTATCTTTGGAAGAATATTTGATATATTTAGTGCTGACTGTAACGAAGACGAATTGGCGGGAGCACTTAATACAATAGACAAGATGAATTCAGAATATGTTAATCCGAAAGATTATGTTACTTATGATGGCGCAATGAAGATATTGTGCATGGGTAATAATCGAGCAGGATTCAAGAAATTGATGGATAAATATGGTATTAAGAATCAAAGTTTCAATAACCATAAGATTGGATTTAAGCGTTCTGATATTCTTGCTGTCAAAGATAAGTTGAAAGAAGAACGTCAGAAGAAAACCTTGAAAAAGAGATAGAAACAAAACAAGGGGAAGAAAACTTCCCCTTGAAAACAACTAATACCTGAAAATTAAAAACAAACTTACATGACACAATTAACAAACAAAGTTCTCGTATATCATTTCAAGAAAATCTGTAGTTGATATTTGTTTTTCAGTCGTGATAGACATCCCCTGAAAATCAGTTAACACCTGTTCGATAGTATAGTTATCAGCTACATTGACATTCACTAAATCTTCATATTCTTTTTGCGTAAAAGTCTTTTGTTCTACCTCAACCTCTTCATTCAGCTTCTTAGATTTAAAATCTGCTACATCTCTCCAATGCTTATTGTACATTTCCATAAATGCCTTATGCTTATCAAATTCTTCATCAGTTAAGATGTTCTTTAGCATTTCTTCTGTAAGAGAAGATAGATCATTGCATTGTTTTTGAATCTTTTCTTGAAGATTACTTACTTCCTCTTTTTCTTTATCAAATCCCTCTGGCTTCAATCCTTCTGTAGCTTCTTTAATGGCATCCTCGAATTTTTTATAAAATCCATTATAATAGATTCGAGTCATCATAACTTTAGTCTTCAATTCGCGTGGAAGTTCTTTCCCTTGATGTGCGATCAATAAAGCCTTAATCAATGATGTCTTTTTAACTATCTCACTATTTTTAATTTTATCGAGTTTATTCTCGCTTTTTTTAGTTTCTGTATTTTCCATTACTCACATATTGTATTAATTGTTGCTTCACCCCATTTCTTAATTCCCGCCAACAAAGCCTCGGTTGCCTCAACTTGTTTATCGGCATACGCTTCATTTGTAATACGTACTACTGATTCATACATTCCCGCAGGGGCAGGTGCCGTCATTGTACCATCATTGTTATTGTATTGGAAAGTTCCGATTACGTTTTGTGAATCTTTTAATTGAACATTTCCACTAAATTCGAGAACTTTATTAGTGGCGATTACCAAAATAGAACCTACTAATTTCAAGCTCTCACTATTTACTGCGGCATTGGCTCTCTTAACGCTAACCAAATCTCCATTTTCCACTGTTACTGTTACTGGTGTTGTCATATTGATATTTTTAAAATTCGCTGCTAAGATACTTCTTTTTTTGTATATATACAACTACTTTGCTCTAAATAAAATAGAGCCAGACTTATAATCATCTCCTAAATAGCGTGCTGTGTAGCTTGTATAGCTGTTTAAGCAGATCCAATTAACGTTATTTCCAATAATTTTCCAGCACTTGCCCCAGTTGTTGTATTATAGATATAGCAATTAGTATAAGCTGTCTTGCCAATATAGTATTTCCCACCTAAGGTCATACATGGGACACTAATAACGTAATTCCCACTACCATCAGGACCAGATATTACATTAGCCATACCTTTACCTATTTCATATTGGTCAACTCTAAAGTTTCCATTATAATCAATAGTTTCCATAGATACGCTATAAGTTTTTAAAGTAGCTAATCCAGCAGATGCTTTATCATGTATAGTAAATCTATAATTATAATAACTATCTGAATTATCATTAACTCTTGGAGTAGTACTACCAACAACAGAATATTGAAGATATCCTTGAATAGGAAACTGAGACAAATTATAGTATTTCATAGCAGGAACATTATTCCTTCTTGTATTAGAAATACCAGGATAGAAGTTCATATTATATTCAGGAGCCTCTCTCCATTTAAGTCTTTCATTAGAATAAGTATTGTCAGATATAAATAAACAAATAGCTATATCTTTACTTAATTTACCTTCCCAATCTAAGGAATCATCTACTAAGAACAAAGGAAGTTTACCTCCAGTAATTGTTCTACCAAATATTTTATAATATCCTTTTTGCCAGCTTCTACTAAATATAGCTACACCTAACTGATTCTTCTTCCCATTACCTATTATTTTATCAATAGATAATTGTCCAGAAGTAGAGGATTCAAATATTAAATCATTTATATTAATTATAACTGCTGAATCTGGAGATATATTAGCAGGAAAAGAAAATTGAAATATAGGTTTAGCATTATGATTATATCCATCAAAATCTGAAGCTCTATAATACCAAGCATTGGTTCCTGATATAGGTTGTCTATAATACATAGATTTAGTTGTTAAATTAGAAAGAGTTGGCTGTATTATTGCTACATTTTCAAAACCATAATGTACAGATTTAAACTGTTCTTCACTAAGTGGAGCTATGCTATCATAAACGACAGGATGTCTGTCAGTCCACATATTAACATTATCAGAAACACATTGAGTACCTACATCTGTGCTACTTATTCCTAAGGTTTGTGGAATATCATCATGGACTCCAACGGGAGCTATTATTAATCCATTTGATATACTCATAGCACCTCCTCCGCATTACAACAGATTCCACCTGTAACTAAAACGATGCCACTATAACAGAAGGTTTGTATCTTTAAGTCACCTTCTATTATAATGGCATCGTTCGTGTCGAAGCTATCTATAAATTCTTTAGAACAACCACAAAATAATTCACTTTTTGTTTGGTCATCTAAATTATTTTTATACTCTCTCTCTCTCTCTCTCTCTTTCTCTCTCTCTCTGTTAATCAATGATTTAGCAATGAGATTTCCTTTAATTATTAAGCTAACTTTCTTCATTTTTTATTGCGGTCTAAAGTCTGGGTCTACAAAATAAAAACTTGCAGTTATACTGTTAGTTGTACCTCCTGTTCCCATAGATAAATTGTCAAATTTAATATTAACATTTCTTGAGAGCCAAGAGACTACTCCTCCTGTCCCATGGCTCACAATAACAGGCCTTGTTAATCCTCCACTTCTAAACTGATAATAATATATATTAAGATTGCCTTTCATTTTAGTATATACACCTGTTGTAACAACTGATCCTTGTGCAACGATTCCACCAATTCCACTTCCAGGCCCTTTTATAAACTCCGAGAAGGGAATACCATTCGGTTCATACCACAAGTCTATACCTCCTCCATCTGCTCTAATACCCATTAGATCTCCTCCAATTAAAGCATCATCGGGTATATAAGTACCATCAGTTTGATTTCCCAAATCATAAGCACTAACTTTCCAAAATGTTCTTGGTTTAGGATTACTTATTCTAATTCCTTTTTTAAGAGGATTCCATATTCTACCACCCATATTTGTCAATGGATAAACTTGATAATTTGTAGAATTAGTTATCTCTATAAAACCATCAGTCTTATCAGGATGTGTTTGCGGGATTGCGATAGCCATTATATCTACCGTATAATCAGCAATTCCTATAGCTTTAAACTTTTCGTAAGCCGATTTATCGGTATACTCTGGGCCTCCTAAACTTAATACTACTTTATTCTCATATCTATTAAACCTATATGTTCTATAGGTATGCGTTATATTTCCTTTCTTGCATACTAACAACAAAGCATTCTCCCATCTGTCTCCGGGTGTTGAGACTAATAGATTAGACCATAAATCACCTGACCCTAATTCTATTGGTATATTATAATAACAATTATCAAAATCAATATTTGATGGAAGAGCACCAGCTACATCACATTTAGCTGCAAAACTGTTATGATCATATCCGTTAAAATCAGTCGCTCTAAAGTTTGAATGTGGAGGCAAATATGCGTAATCCGCAGAATTTATCGTTGAACTTGGGGCATATACAAAAACACGTGAAATGGACTCTTTATATTTAGCAATAGAAAAAGAACATTCTACGGGATTGGAATCTTGTATCGGTTTGATATAGCTCCATTTGTTAATCTTACTACTACGGCATAGGTCTTCCAGCTTATAAGTTGTTTCGCCTAATACTGGCACTATATCGCTTTCTATCGAAACAGGTGCAGTAATCTTTCCGTTACTATTGCTCATTTCGACTTCTTTTTGCTAACAGAACGTCTGGTTTTGAATCCTTCTACCTCGTTTGCTTCGGGAGCATTTCCATAATACAAAACTTTGCCTTCAACAACGACATTGCCTTTTACATAAAGATTTTCGTCTTTATCCTTATTGAAGTAAACTCTGTCAATACGTTCAATAAACTTTTTGTCTCTCCAATCCTTGTAAGATCTAAATAGATTTTTCATATCTCGTCATTTTTTTTTAATTAGTTATTGTTTCAATGCAAAAATAATAAATTCGCTCCTAACTTCCAAAGGAGTATAGACTTATCTATACTCCCTTTTCAACTTATTAATCTCTTTCTTTAAGCATTCATTCTCCTTTTTCAATTTCTTTATTTCATCTTCAATACTATTAGTCTTTTTATACAATTCCTTAATACCTAATGTGTTTAATTGAGTCGCACCAGCAATCAAAGAAATAAAATCAGGACTTATATAATTGATATAACCATAACCATCATCATCTTTACCACATATAGCAGGCAATACCTTAGACACAGCTTGGTAGCTTAGACCAATATGTCTTTTATCATCTACCATTTTCCCAATTCGTGATTGAGCTGTGTCATTATAGATATAATCAAATACCAGTCCCAAAGACAACAATTTTTTTGCATAATCTGTTTGACCGACTCTATTTTTTAATCGCATATCAGAAGTAGTTTTTGCAGTAATTCCACCAGTAGCAACTATATTGCCAGACATTGATAAAGTAGAATAGCCAAGTGTTACTACATAACTACCACTGGAATTATTTACATTTCCATCTCGTCTACCTATATACATATTTCCATCACTGTTAGAATATATACCCCAAGTATAGGAATTATTAGCAAGATTAAGCCCAATATGACTTGCATTATATAATTTAAGAGCAACGAAATGCCCACCAATACCCCAACCTCTATATCCGCTATTATAAAATATTTTATTACCGTATATTTGAACCTGATCTGAATCATTCATATAGATACCACCTCCATAGGTTTCAGAATACCAACCAGTTTGTCCTCCTGTTCTCACCCAAGAAGCTGAATAAATATCAGCAGTAGTACCTATTCTTGCATGTGCACTAAGACCTCTACAAGTCCAATCTACATCTGATTTATTACTATTCTTAGATGACCAAAATCTATATCTTGTACCATAACTTGTAGCATTATAAGTTTGAGAACTTATATACATTTCAGAAGAACCATCTCTTGGAAAATGTAAAGCATTACAGGAAGGCACATCTGCTCCATAATAACCATTAATCCATATAGTATCTGACCAATAAGCCCCATTAGTAGAAACTCCAGTCATTGCAACTCTAAGACCCATGCTGTTATTTCCAAAATAAGTTTGAGGATTAAATTGTCGTCCACCTATATAAGCATTAGTGGTATAATCAGCCCAGTTTGCACCTCCATATACTTTACTAATATATGCACCAGCCCAATATTTATCAGAAGTTCCTAACGTTAAAGCATTATGATCATATGGAACTACAGCTCCAGATACATCAATTCTATTATCAAAATAGTAAATTCTATTAGCATTATTAGTAATATGTACATAACCTGTATTCTGTGAGCCAATTCTAACTTCGCAACCATTAACATTACTGTATAACCAGCCTCCATTAGCGTAAAAAATAGCAGCCTGAACAGTACAACCTACTGAACCTCCTTGAACGCAGAATCTAAAGTCTCCAGCTCCATCAGACCTTAAGGAATTAGCGTATACTCCAGGTTGGTGAAAACCTATACCTGGCTTAACTGTATTAGCTGTTCCATTTCCATTAACCATAAGAGCTAATCCATTATAATCATTGTTTGTTGGATTTCTAAAATAACAATTATGAAGGTTAGCGTCATTAATATTCCAATAACCTACAGATAAATTATTAGCATAAAATTTAATATGCCCATCGGAATTCCAATTTAAACCAGTGTCATTATCTCCAATAGCTAAACTAATACTTGGTGCATCTCCACTTCTTCTATTAACAAACAGCTTACCTTCTGAATCAAGAGTCATCTTATATCCTTGATTGTGATAAAACCAATCAAATGAATATGGATTTCTAATTCCAACTCCAACAGTCCATAAAGGATAAGTATTGGTATTAGTGCTATTAAAATAAGAAATACTACATTCTTGTGTATCTTTAGATACTACTCCTAATTTACCATAGCTTGAACCACTATATCTAACAAAGATTCCTTTATCACTTCCATCAGATCTAATTTCAAAATTACCAGCACCGTCCATTCCAGCAGTAGTTCCACTTAGACCTACATCAAAAAATCTTCCATTTGTTCTATATCTTGTATATGCCCAACCATTACGTATATTATTAATCTCAATTCTATCATCAGATATGTATATTCTGCCAGTTGTACATATAGGTTTAGTATCTATATCAGAACCTAACTCAACAACTGAATTTTTAATTTCAGAGTTGATTACATTAGACCCACTACTTCTTGCATATAATACATAGAAAGGAACATCGTTACCCCATGTTTCGTGTATAATAGTTTTAATAGTATTTAAACTTGCAGCAGAAGTCCATTTAAAACCACAATATTTAACTCCTCCATAAGTAAAAGTACATGGTTTAGGAGCGTAACTATCGATCTCTATTCCATAACCATTATATAGAACTCCTACATAAGCATTTGAAGTATTATATTTTTTCTGAATACTAAATTGAACAGAACCATTTGCATAAATACCATTTCTTCTATTATAGTACATAACTCCATTAATTCCTGCTTCTGTTGTAGTTGGAGTAAGTTTACAAAGTCCTACTACCCAATAACCATAATCTACATAAATATCTTGATTATCAAAATAAACTTTACCAACAGGGTCAATATCTTCAAGAAAAGCTAATGGTTTCCAACTTGTTGTCCAACTACTTTTAAACCCATATCTATAATAAAGTCTTTCATTAGCTTTAGTATCATCATTATGACTTGGGCCTGTTAATTCCCATGTTGCATAATCTGAACTCCAACCTTTTACACTTATTGTACTTCTCCAGTTAGCATAAGGTGTATCTTGAATAGTAAAATAAGAACTTAAAGAACTATTTTCAATAATATTAGGAGTATAAACCTGATTTCTTCCATCTACTGTTTTAAGATAATCAGTATATCTTGAATATTGTACTTTATTCTGATTCCCTTTATACGCTAAAGCATACAAATTCCCATCCACACTCCCATCTGCTTTGAGGAATTGAGAAGCAGTACCTCTTTCAGTAGCAAAACCTTTACCTCTGATTAAGGCAAATCCAGTATCCGAATCCCAAAACTCATAACTTCCAGTTCTACCTACAGATCCTACAGCTATATTTCCGCTTGGAGCAAGTCTAAAAGTAGTAGGTTCAGCGAGTTTTAAATTAGGCAGAGTAATTACACCATCCACCGATTCGTATCTCTGTCCATTTAGAGAAATAGCCCCTGTATTGCCGCCACTTCCTCCGCCAATCACCGTTAGTTTACCGCCTTCTTTACTTAATGTATTAGTATCAATGGGGAGAGCATCTAATATTGTCTGTGGGGATTTAGTCCCAACGCCTAAAGCAGTAATACCACCAGTCGCATAGAAATTGACAATACCTCCTCCATCTTTTTCAACGTATATCGCATTATTAGCTTCGTCCACCTTTATACGATAGCCACTGCCTAATTCCAAGTAACTTGAAATTGATAATTTTTGAAATGGATAGCGAGGAACTACATAATTTATGGAAGTCCCAGATTTTACAATTTGGAATATAGATAATAAGTCACCAACATTTTCCGGGCCAACAAAGAAGGATAAAGGATCTGCATGAAGCTTACCATTATTATCCCACCATAAATTGCCATTAGCGAAATATCCTGTACCGTCAAATCGAACAAGTCCTTTGGCTACATCAGCGGGCATATTCTCGGAAGTGTAATCATTGCGGTCTTTCATTGAACCACCCCACCAAGATGCGATACCTCCGCCTATTTTAGAGGAATTATATATACCATTCGATCCACTCATTATCTTATAAGAGCTACCATCGGTATACCCCAATGCTAAAATAGAAGTTTGAACGATACCATCAGTAATCGTAGTCTTTTCTGTAAAGGCTTGTTTAAGATAATCTAAGTCAACCGCTTTTTGTAAAGCATTATCAGCCGTAGTCTTTATTTGGTCTTGAATAAACTTATTGGCTTCATTTAAATACGCGATATAATCTCCATATTTAGTATTAAATACAGAATATTTATCATCAACTGCGGCTTTCTCTGTATTTGTAGTTATGCCATCTGCAATAGCCGATCTAATCGTTGAAATCAAATCTGTTGCAGCAGTATTAAAGGCAATATTTGCATTGTTGAGATTCGTCTTAGCTATTCCCGATAATAATGGATTATTGTACACCTTCGCGAAACTTTGGCTTACATCTTTCTGCGAAGTTTCGATATTATTAAGATATTTGGCTATTGCAGTAGCTTCACTTCTATCAATTACTCCGTCTTTAAAAGCTTGATCTGTGAAGTTGCGCAATCCGTCTACTTCTCCATCTAATCCATTTATATCTCGCTTGGCTTGATCGACATCTGCTTGTGCCGCTTTAGCTAATCTTTGTGCTTCTAAAGCCGCTTGATCATCAGTATATTTAGAAGCCTTTTCCCAATGGTTGATAGAAAAAGATATTCCTGCTGCTTTAGCTGTTTTGCATCGAAGGACATCATTGGAATAAGTAGTACTAAAAGTAGCATTCACCCAAAGATCCCCGACTTCATACGTTTCAGTGTCTAATGGTTGACGTACAAAGATTTTTCGTTTACTATCGGCTGTGTCTTGCGCTTTCTTGGCATCTGCTAAAGCTTTAGTAATATCGCTATCTGTAAGTACTTTCCATTCATACGTTGTGCCTGTTAATTGGAATCTATAGGCTTTCCCATTACCATCATAATATAAGTCTCCTAAATGCGTATTTTTGTCTTTATCAGTAGTCCAATTTACAGCAGGTTGATTTGTTAGTGTTGGCACTGGGTCGTAAAACCAAGTTTCAATAGCCCCATCTATTTGATCCTGTAAATCTCCTAAGCTGCCATTGACTATCGTTGCAAATTCATCCAGATTTTCTTTTGCACCAGCTATAGCGTCATTTTTAGTTTGTTCTAATGCGTCTTCTACCGTTTGCCCAGATCCAATGGTTGTTCCAATCTGCAATTTACCCTTAATTTGCAAACCGTCCTTTTCGCTATATTGCATGTAAGAAGTCTTGTTCCTATCTCCTACATACATTCGTCCGTAAACATTAAAGAAGGCTTCATTTGTTGTCTTGTCAACGCCATAAGAAACATATTCTTTGTTCACGTAGGAATAGTTATCAATGCCAGCGTATAAAGTAATACTTGGAGAATAAAAGTCTACAGCAGAGAATATAATAGCATTTTGGCGAGTTTTATCTGTCTTGTTACCTAATTGACAAATAACGTCCCCTGCTTTGGGCACATCACTGCTTACATCAGCATCCGTCTTAGATAAATCAATATAATCATCACCAATGGCTACAACCTTTCTCCAATAATAATGATTTGATACATTTTCATAAATACCCTCTTTGATGTTGAAGTCTTGCGATAGAGCTTGGTCATCTACCTTAAACCTGTTTTCAATTGGTGTATTATCTGCATCGTTCACGAAATAACAACGGTAATAAGTATCTCCTTCAACAACTTTATTACAGGTTATACTTCCGCCAGGAGTGATTATCTGTCTGCCTCCGATACTATTCGTGTTGATTATTTCCAATGTCTCAAAATACGCTTTTGCACGTACTTTCAACATGTCTGTTTCGATGTAAGTTTTTCCATTTGCATCAACAGCGAAAATACCTCCGCTATTGCCTCCTTCGGTATAAGAACCAACTTTTAATCCGCGCAAAAAAGTAATGAAGTCTCTTGCGTAATCACTGGTGTCTTTTCTCAAAAAGTATTTCAATCCTTGTTTTAGGAAATCCACACTTCCGATAGAGTTCATTATATCTTGTTTTACTCCGTCAATAGCAGTTTGAAGAGAGTTCTTTCCAATGGTCAGAGTATCTGTTAACTGAATTGAAATTTCGGGCAATACATTTTCATCAACCTTCAGTGTATAGTTAGAAACATACAATTGATGGAACTGCCCATTATATTCTAAATCTATACGCGCATTCTCGTTTAACAGATTACCAATGCTCGGATTTTCAGCTAAAAAAATACGACTCAATTTAATAGAGAAGGTAAACTTTTCCCTATTATTATTTGCCATATATTTAATGATAGCTTCTTCTAATTCCTTTTCAGCCTTCGTTATATAGGCTTGTGGCATATCAATATTCAAAAAGACAAAGCTATCTCCGACACTTGGTTTTATATTATTACCTGCATTAGGCATTACGATACCAAATGTAGTATTATCCTTTTTGAGCGCAATCCATACTTCATTGGTCATTGTATTTTGCTGCTGTGGTTGCAGATTGTTTACATTAACCTTTTGTGCATAATCACCAGGAACAATATCGCCTTTACTATCGACTTGAACAGGATTTCTGAATACTTGTTTCCCTTCTTGTGTAATCTCTGTTACTCCAATTTGGAAATTACAAGCCCCACAAGCTCCACTTGTCATCGAGACAGTTGCATCACTGCCGACTAAAGCTTGATCAAATAAGTTAAAACCAAAGTCTCCGTCAAACTTATTTAGTTTAACATAAAAGTAAGAGTGAACATATTCACCAGTGTCTTTGTTTATTGAATCATCGTCGTTCTGATCAAAGGCGATTGCTTTAATCATATCCATTCTTACACCAGCTTTATTTAAGGCATTTTTAATACTTGGCTTGATATAAGAGAAGTCGACTATTTGCTCTTTGGGATTTGTCGGCAAATAAAGATTCTCAAAGGTATAATAATCACCTGTATCAGGATTAATATATTTATTATTTAAAGCATTATAAAAACGTTCTGCTCCATTTGTCTGCCTATATATTGGAGGCATTAATACTTGTGAAGGAGTAATCCATGTACCTCCTGCTTCTTCTATGGCTTTTCTATCGTTGCTCGGATTCGGATAATAGAATTGAATATTATCGGAACTACCTGTACCTGTAACTCTATTGGTTATTTTATAGTTAGCATTAGTTTTGCTTACAGATAAGAGTTCGAAATCCTTTCCGTATTTGAATGTATGCGTGATTGCATTGTTCGTGAATCCGACATGAATCGTTGTTCCGACAAAGTAAAAAGGCAATTCAAATATATTGAATATTTCTTGCAAAGCATTACTAAAAAACACATTCTCCAAAGAAACTTGTTTTGCTTCGGAAGTAATACCTTCATCTATGACAATTCGATATGCTAAATTACTATATTCAAGAGAGAAGTTAAGTCTTGCTACAAATTCCTGAATATCGCCATAAAAAAGAACTTTTGTGCTATTGCTTACATAACGGTCTGTGCTCCCCGCGTCACCAGTAACCACGTCATATACATACACATTATCCAATACACTTCTGCCGGATAAGAACTCTAATTCATGTTTATATCTAACATCGTCGTTACTCTTTGAAGAAGACGGTGTTTTTACAATGAAATATCGTTCTCCTTTGAAATCTACGTATTGTTTCCCACTTACCCATAGATCATCAAGGCAAGTCGGATACATTGCCGTAGCTGTTAAAGAACTGCTCCCCATTCGTTGAGCATTATAAGTATATTTGATTTTTAACGGATTTTCCGCATTAGGAAACGGAGTATCAGAAACCCCATCTACATAAGTGTATACTGTCAGTAAAATGTTATTGCTCATTTGTCTCTCTTTTTTCTTTTAGTTCTTTTGTCTTACGTTTCATAATATCCTCGGAGCGATTAATAAAAACTGCGACTGGACATTCTTTATCTGTTGGAGGATAAGAGCATCTTAGATATTGAGCTATAGCTCTTGATTTTATTTCATCTTTAAGCTCTAATCCGTCTACCTTACGCTCTAATTTAGACATCTTTTCTTCATACTCTATTTTTTCTTCTTTTGCATTAGTCTTTATCTCTTCGACTAACTCTCTAAGATTTTTTATTTCGAAAGAAACTTTTTCTGGCCTCGCTTTATATGCAGAAAGCGTGAACGTTAGCAATCCACCTCCTCCGATAATATAATTTAATATAGTTGTCCAGTCCATTCTAAAAACGTTTTTATTATAATACAAATATAGCAATTTGCCATGAACTGATAAAGAAAAGATAGAAAAAGTGAATCAAAAAGATACTTTGGAGTATAAGATAAGCCGAAAACTCCCATTTTTAAGAGTTTTCGGCTGACTTTCGGCTTCTACATTGCAAAGATAATCAAATTAAAAACAATATCAAGCGATATGATTACTTTTTTATCGCAAACCTACTTCTGTGAGTAGTTGACTAAAATTGTTTTCATAATATAATGGTTGTGTTTCTTTTGGATTATTTGGTGAAACTTGATTTTCTCCGTAGGCAAGACCTTTAGTAGTTAGGTGATTGAAAACTTTCTGTCCTTTGCTTGAAGGGCGAGTACACTTTTCCAAAAAGCCTTTTTCTATCATAGCCACATTGAATACTCTTGCGCTGATATTAAGCCCATTGCGCTTTAAAAGCTCAGTTGCTGATAAGAGAATATCCGCGGAATCTACATAATCAGGAGTTGGCAAATCTCTACTATCTCCCCATTTCTTGAATAATAAGAGTTTAGACTGCTTGTTCAGATTCAAAGAGTCGGAAACTGCATTAATCCACAAAACTACATCGGATGTAGAAGTAGAAGCGTTTGCTACTTTGTGGAACACTTTGCGATAAACTTCAAATACTGGGCGGACTTTTCTTGCAATGAAGAATTCCATGCAGGGAACGGTAAGCTTGTACTCATTTGTAGGTCTTCCTCCTTTAGGGTTTTCCCCATTTTTGAGGAAAACTTGATAATCAACACCTTCCATAAACTGACTGCCTTCTACCAATTCTCTAACAGCGTGATCTTTTCTTGGATATACCAGCATCCACACCTCTTCGAGATTGACGGGAAATTCGTTATCGGACTTGCTGAGTTCTAAGACTTTTCGGAAATACAATTCGATTTCACTGCTTGAACTGCTTTTTGTTAAAATGCCTTTTTCGTTGGCTGACGCTGGAATTTGCAGGCTATCGCTTGCAGATTCAGAAAAATTAGTTACTTTTGCCATAGATTGTATGGTTTTAATCGCAAAGATAACAATTGAAGTGTTAATTGCAAAGTCTTTGCAGAAAAAAAAGTAGCCATGTTCCTATTGGGGCATGGCTATCTTCTTATTTGTAATGATTAAAATTACCTTCTACGCGAACTGCGGAGTATTTCTTCCCTTTCTGGCAACACCCAAGAAGAGCTATTTATTATATTAATAAACTCAGTATTATCATACTCATAAAAAGTAATATTATCTGTATCATTCAACAAAGGACTAATCATCTCTTGATGCAGAATATATTCAGTTTCAGCTATATTATGTCTCCACTCTGGCTGTATAACAACGCCTTTGCTGTTTAGCCACTCTTTTGTTAGTATTGCAAATTTCATAATCTTAAGGAAATATTTGTTTAACACTCGGAAAATTAGTAGTTATACTACTATCATAAAGAACTTCTATTTCAATAGGCTTGTCAACCATTATTTGACACATCACTGCTAAATTATAGATACTTTCACTTAATGATATTGCTGGTATATCATAAATTCCATCTTTGTAAAACAGATAAACCCAAGGGTCTTGTGACGCATTAATAGGCATTCCCATTAACGCAACTGCCCAATAACCATCGCCCAGATTACCATATGCGTCAATTCCTGTGACTTTTACTTTATAAGATGGTAGTTCAATTGCATCTCCTGTTGTTAATTCTGGATTATAAGCAGCCACAATAAATCCATTCATTTGTGTAGTTGTACTATCTATTACAATTTTTTTTGTTGTAACTTTGCCAGTAGCAAATTCAGGATAATCAACGGCTTTATAGGCAAAATTATCAAAGTTCAATGCGAACACTGGATTTGGAGTACCATATTCCATGACGTTGATTTCTTTCTGAATTTCTTCAGCGGTCAGAACGTCTTGATATATAGCAATATCATATAGAGCCATAGAAAAAAACTCCTTAGCTGTAAACGATTCTGTATAAGAGCTACTTATATAAAGTGAGTCATTAGCTTGTTTAGGCGTATTATGATATAATGCAAGATAATCGCCATAATTAGAAACAAACATAGTAGTACCTCTATTTTCTATGGTAGAAGAATAACCTAAAAAATTCCTATTAGGGCTATCGTATTTATTATTATCAAAAACTGTATTCCAACCAACATTAAACTTAATAGGAACAAATTTAACTATAACAGTTCCTATCTTATATCCTACCTTATCAAGTTTCAGATAATCGTCAACACCATCTGTAACTATTGCCCCTTCATATTCTGGAATTTGTTCAATAGTGACATCTCCATTTTGAAAAGTACTAAAACCATATATAGTGGATGATATTGATGTTATTACATTTATTGTTATCTCAGGGATGATGTTAATGCCGTGAGTTAAAGTAATTGTATGTGATATAGATGCGTTATCTCCATCACAATAAGTAAATTCCGGAGGAGTTTCCCATTCTCCTGTAACATTGATTCTATAGGAAGGAATAACTGTTATACCTGTGGGAAGTTTATTCCCTGTAACCCAAAAGGATATTTTTCCTTCACCTTTTAATCTGGTTATTGAAGAATCTGTTATTATAATGTCTTCAGGGCTCTTAGAATTATTTAAATAATTTAAATAATTCATAGTATATTTACCATATCCACTGCCTAAGCTCCAACCGAAATTATAAGCGTTAAAGATATTACCCTTAACGCCTTTTATAATATTCCTATCTTTATCAAAATTGCTCTTACCTTTAAAGTTCCAATAATCCACAAGGGAAGGGTGAAAAGGAGAAGTTTGCCCTCCCTTATTTACAAATGTAGCATATTTAGGATACGACAATCCTATTCCAACTCCTATTTTCATGGCTCATAAGAATAGTTTACCCCTGCAAATAACTTATACTTGGTTTTTAAATCTGCGGTTAAATGTATGCCTTGCAGAAGAATAACATTCCACTGATTACAAACCAAAGGAATATTCACAGGTGCACTACTTGCTCTTGCCGCAGAACATTCAGCCTGAATATTAAAAACATCGGGTGCAGTATCATCTTTCTTTTGTGGAAATACATAAAATGGATTCCGATCAGACAAAGTAAAATGGTCGGGGCTTTCTGGAATCTCTAAAACTTGTTTTATTACGTCGTTATACATTTTCTTCCTCCTTAATATTGTTAGAATTATTAATAATAGTTTCTTTTTCTATCTCTAAATTCCTCTCTAAATCTTTTTCTTTCTGTCTTCTTGCCTTTTCATCAGGAGAAGATACTGGACTTAATTCAATGCCGCTTTCCTCTGACAATAAGCCATTAGATTTTAAAGTAACCAACATTTGTGCAAAGTCTGTATCAGATTGAGGTCTCCATACTTTGAATTTGGCATTAATTTTAATATTATTGAAGTCTGTAATAGCAGTTGGTTGAATGTCTTTATTCACCAATTCCTTAGCTAATCCCTCTTTGAATAAGCGACACATTTTATCAGCTACATTCTGCCATTCAATAACGCCTTGAAGAGCATTCTCTATATCCAATGATTGAGTAAGCATGATGGCAATACCAGAAATATCTCCTGACATTTTAATATCTTTCGGAAGAATAAATGTCGTTTTTGATCCTTTCTGTATTGTTTCCTCTAAGAGATTCAGCGTTTCAATAGTTCCTTCCGGAGTTGGTGGAGTAAGAAATTTAGCATCACTATTAGCATCATCACTTCTGTCATTCAAGATAACAGAACCAGCAATCTTTCTACCATCATTATCAAAACGCCCTTTGATGTATAATATACCCCATCCATGTCGTTTCTGAATCACTAAGAATATGTTATATAACACTTCATAGGCTTCAATTGAGCTTTGAGCATCATCCCAAGCGACTTTGCCTCTTTTAGTAATCAGAGGGATTTCGCTAAATCCATGTTCGTTCTTGAATATTAATTTCCAGCCGTTTTCATCCGCACCACTTCCATCATTCATGTGACGATACATATATCTATCGTCATAAGAATCAATATATTCTATGTCATCCTTTTTGTAATAAACGCTTTCTAATAGTCTATCACCATTATCATCATTATGTGGGCAGAGAACATATCCATCCATGTAGGATAACAATCGCGATTTAATCTCTCCCTTCCTATCGAAATAATATAGAAGTCCTGCATCTCCAACCGACTTTTGAGCATCAACCATTTTTGTTTTCATGCCATCTTGGTTTCTTAAATCCCAATACTGCTTAAAGGTAATAAAGTCTTCACTCTGTTTTGTTGTCGGGTTTGTTTCCATCAATGTAAAATTCAGAGGATTCCCGCAAAGATGCAATACTTGCTTATTCTTTATATTTTCTTGAAAAGAGACTGCCATCTTTTTATATTCGATAGTAGCCCAGCCTCCACCTTGTTCCTTTGAAAGCTTCATTGTAATACTTGGCACGTTATCATCAAATAAGACTTTGTGGCAGTATGGGTTTAGTTCTTGAAGATATTCATCTTGTGAAATAACCATTTTCTTCACCCTCGGAGTGTCTACTTGTATGGTTTGATTCAAGTCTACGTTTTGAGGATTATAGCGCGCATTTATCTGCAATCCTCTAAAGAAAGGCTTTTTCTGTAATAACAATTGCGGATTAGCAATCAAATGATCTATTTTTACTCTATCTTCTGCCATTTTATTCCTTTTCGATTAGATTATATCTTTTCATCACTTGCTCTTTGCTATTTACATAGCACTCTCTATTAGTATGCGGACAAATAAGATTGAATTTCGGCTCAACGACGATAATATTACTTTGCTCCGATTGATCGTCAACAGAGAATTTATCATTCAGTTTTGTTCTAATTTCAGCCTCTAATTTAACAGCATCTTTCGCAGACATATCGCCAGAAGTAACCAAATCGTCAATCTTATTTAAAAGAGAGATCATCTTGCTCTTATTTTCCTCAAAAGAAAGATCCATATCTTCTTCTGTCGAAAATTCAACTTCTGCCTTCTTAGAAGGTTTAGTATAATTGCTTTTTATATAATCTGTTAAAAAAACAATCTTCTTTGATTTCTTATATTTATTCACCTCCGCATCTATGGACTCTTTCCCGAATAGCACTTTATATGCAATCTCTGCGTTTTCATAACTTTCGCAGAGAAACACGTATGCAATATCCTGCATGGAGACATCATGCCCCAAGTTTTTAGCGTCGGTAGTTATTTTTTTAAAGTCGTTGGCATCCATTTTATTTCTTTTAAAGATACAAAGTTAATAAAAATAATTGAATTACAATGAATTAAGCCCAAAAATCATCTCTATATATATTGTCTTTGGGAATATATTGCTTCTCTCTTTCCTCAAAATCGACTGCTGTCTCAATAAGTTCATCGCCATATTGATATTCCAAAACAGGATACATCCGCATAGCGCATGGGTCTAATAAGTCCATAGAACGTCCCTTTCCCAACATTTGATTCATCTCTTTCTTTGTGGCCAATCTATGTTTCCCGCTTGCTTCTGTTTTGAACCGAACAACAGTACATTCTTCTACAAATTCAACGCCAATAGTGATTTCATCTTTCATCTTATTATGCGTATATCTTCTTTGTAGGACTTCTTCTTCCCAGGATAAATACCTATTATTAATAATGTATTTGAGTCGTAAATAACATTCGTCTTTTAAGCTTCTTGCGGAACGTCCATACATCCCTCTTGGTGCTTTAAAAGAAAGAAATGCAATCGCATCTGGGATATAATCAGAAAGGTAGCGTCCGTTGATACCATCATATATTATATGGCAATCTGCTACATCCCACTTTGCTGCAAATAGAGACAGCTTATCTGCATTCATTCGAGGCGTTGTTTTGCCTAAGATTAGAGCATCCATGATATGAAAGCCATCCCAAGCCAAAGCAACCATGTTATCCGTTCCAAAGTCTGCCAAGTCGCAAGTAATCCATCTGTCTCCATTCCTTTGAGGATCATTCATAAATGTGCTTCTTGCAACATGGGACGGAATAGGAGCATCTGATTCATCCTCTAAGTCAACATTCCAGTTACCTTCCAATAATTGTTGAGCCATTCTACCTCCTGATGCAGCAACAGAACCTACGTAGTCCATGTTGCCATCGAGAATGGCTTTGTTTTCGGACATTCTACCTAAATAAAATGTAAAAGACTTGATGAAGTTTTCATAAGAAATCGTTCCTCCTACAGCTTTTATCTTCTTGTCAATGTCCAATTTACATTTCTGGTATACTTCTTTTTTGGTATCTCCCCAAATAACATCGTCTATGGTATCTCCGGCAATATAGAAATATCTAACTACGCCATCTCGCTCAGGGATAATCTGACCTTCTGGACTAATATACCAATCAAGGAATTTTCTAATCCAAGAATCTTTCTTCGGGTTCGTAGTGCCTCTAAACTTACCTGTCCAAGAACCTTTACCTCTATTTCTGGTCAGAAGGTATTTGAAGGTAGAAAATTGATAAGAAGTCAACTCGTCCATATATATAAGGTCAAACTGCGCACCTTTCCATTGCTCCGTTATCTTTTTGATGTTTTCATCATTGATTTGGCGCATTTCAACAAAAGACCCCGATGGAAATGTTACTCTTGGAGGATTTGTTTTTCTGATTTGTGCTCCATTGCCATAAGAAGATTCAAAGTCGTCAACAAGTCCTCCACCCATATTCAACTCACCAAATGTCCTACGAGTAAAACATGCGCGGAAAGAAGGGTCTAAACTTGGCTCTGCGACTGATAAGATGGCGGCAAAAGTATTATGTGTAAGATTTAAGCCATCGGTAACATATAAATGGTCTTTATTTGATACCAATATACATCTCATTATTTCTTTGCCTTTTGCTTCCACTTTTGTTATACCTATGTTGAATCCCCTCTTTGAAATCTTCCCATTTCTTTTACGTTCTAATGTGAACATGTCGTTGGGATTCTCAAATCTACATAGTAAACGCCAGGCTTTTTTGCATATTATCCTTTCATTATCTTTTTTATAAGACCCAATCTTTGTTATTACCTTAGCCTTTCCTCCTAATGATTTTACAAGAAACAATACATCTTCTGCTAATTTTTTCGAGGTTGTGCAATATTCTATTCTACTTGCGACCTTGTCATTATATCCATCAGTATCGAAAAGTCCCTGCAATAATTTTAACCTATTATCTATTGTTGAAAACAAATATTCATTTGGGATGAATTTTTCGTGTGAACACTTTCCAAATAATCCCATATTTCTAAGAGACTCCCTTAATTTGCTTCCTAATATTCTATATGATGGATTTTTCTTGGATTTATCTCTTGTGACCGTAATGTTATTTTCTTTGGATACCTTATTCACTATATATTCATCAGTAGTTAACATTACGGATGCTTTATCTCGACCTAACATTCCATCCCCTAATAGGACTCCTAATAAATATGGATCTATAGGCAAATCTTTATTATCATTAAATTCTATTGGATGCAATAAAGGTAATCCATATCTTTTAATGCCATTATTAATAACATGTTGTGCCTCTAAAGTGACGTATTTCTTATTGTACTTATCCCATACTGTCCATAAATGTTCGGGGCAGCATTCCACCGAAGTGCCATCTTCAAAAGTAAACATTATATTGTCAAGCAATCCTCTCTCGAATATATTCATAATTTTTTGGGGCTTCCCGTCAAGACCTATAATCTCGTCACCTATATTCAAAGCACCCATAGTAGTCCACCCATTAGGCGTAAGTATCTTACTATGAAGCGGTTGAGCCTTTCCACACGATAAAATTCCGCCACCGAACACTACATCCACATTCGAGCACACAAACTTTTCTTGAAAGCCCGGTTGTGGCTTGATTATTTTGGTCTTTGATTCCTTATCTTTGTCTATAATTTCCATATACATGCAAAAATACTATAGAAATTTGCGAATATTTTGGACTAATGAATAAATATTATCACCAGTGATAAGATTTAGCCCTATATTTATCTGTATTGTTGAATATATAGCTTTAATTTGTATGCAAATTAAAATATCACGAAGTATGAAATTTACCAAACAGCAAGCCTTTGAAAACCTCAAAGGTGCTCTGACAGAAGGTGGGAAAACCCTACGTTTAACAGAGAGAAGTATTAATGAGATGTTAGAAACCCTAACCCCATTATTAGCAACAGAAGAAACCGAATTGACTGATTTTATGTCAAAAGCATTGCCGTTATTCAAAACCGCAAATGGCAACATGGAAAAAGATTATTCGGATTTCGTGCAGTCTTACAAGTCTCAAACTACATCACCTGCCACACAGCAGACTACACAGAAACCTGCGGAAGGAACAAGCGAACTTGAAAAAAGACTCGCACAGTTGGAACAGGAATTGCAAGCTGAAAAGAGAGAGAAAGTTATTTCTCAGAAGAAACAAGATTTGAAAGGCAAATTAAAAACTAAAGGCGTTAAAAACGATTCATGGATTAATGATTTCATTCAAGAGATTAATATCACAGAAGAATTCGACGTAGACGCAAAACTTGACTCTTATGTGAAAATTTACAATCAATCTCAGGCTAATTTCACGACTTCAATGTCCCCGCAATCTTTGGAAACCCCAAGTGCAGCCGCAACCGATACGTGGGATGATATTAAGAAAATGAGAGAACGTAAAAAAGAAGTTTTAAATTAAAAAAAAAAGAGAAAATATGTATTCTACCGATGCAGGTGTCTTTTTAGGAAAGACTCTTCTTCAACGAAGAGGTGAAATTGGTGGCGCAAGATACGTTTTTGTTAAGCTGCAAGGCAACAAGAATGAACTTGTATTCCCTACTTTCGGATGTAAAATTATGAATCCGTTTAAGGGAACAGCCAAAATGTATGCAGGCGATTTGATTGAATATCGCTATAAGGACGGTGAAAAGGGTGCTACAGGTTATATCTTGAAGACTTATGTTGTCGCTAAAAATACAACCAATGGTACTGATACCGAAATTTATATAGTAAGAGATGGTTATAAGCACATTCCTTTTGTGGGTGATACTATTATGAAAGCCCCCGCCACTCTTGATGGTACTGGTACTGCTGTAACTGTAACAAAAGTTGAGGCAACAGTTGATACAAATAAAGACGTATGGAAACTTACTCTTTCTGCAACATTGACTGCGTTAAAGGCAGGTGATGTCCTTGTTGAAGCTGCCGAAGCCGGAGAAAGCAAAAAACCGATGGTTACAAATCCGAATGCAATGTGTCCTGCGGATTATGATTTTCTTTATGAACCTTCTACAGGCGACTCAGACTTTGACGGAGCGAGATATTTTATGACTCCGGTGCTTCATGGTACTGCTTATATTGATCGGATGTCCCCAATGCCTAAATCTGTACTTGACGCGAGAAATAAATCATTAGTAACCGGATGGTTTGAACTTTAAAAGAAAGGAAATAGAAAATGCCAAAGTTTGATTTTAATAATAATAGATATGCTCGTTTGTGGACTGATTCTGATGTGCGTTTTTTGCGCTCTTTGATTGACGAATCGGGTTTGCTTCGCACAAATTACGGATGGTGGAAAACCCAATTTACGAAAGCCAGCAATGCTACCCCCGTAGCAGCTGATGGTACTGCAACCTTTACAGTACAGGCTAAAGACAGAACCGCTACTCCAATGATGGATATGCGTGCGCCTCTTGGCGATTCTGTACCTTTGGATTACAAGGGAATTTCTTGGTATTCTGCTACTATACCTGATTTTATTGCTCCCGGTATTGTAGAAACTGCTCCGCAGCGTGAATACAAAGAACGTCTTTTTGCTCAATTCGGGAATGACGCTTTCTTGATTAGCGAGTGGATGGACGATGTTCAGATGCAGATCGACGCTGCTGACCAGACCTTAACTAATTTGGGCGCACAGCTTATTTCAAAGGGTCAGTGTTCTTATAGTTTTGGACGTGGAATGAAGGGCGCTTTGCAGAAAGCAGAAATCCCATCAGAAAACTTCAAGAAAGCAGGTGCTAAGGTTTGGACTGCCGCAGATTGTAATCTACTTAGTCAAATGCGTACTATTGAGGTTGACTTCCGCGATACAAAAGGTTATAATGGCCCAATGAAATGGCAGATTCCGTATAAGATGTATATGGATGTCGTTTTGAAGAACAAAGAAGTTCGCGAGCTGGTGAAACAATACTATACGCTAAATGATAAGGTTTTCTTGGACTCAATGCCTGTTACTGAGGAAATCTTCAACAGTGTTGTTTATGCTAATTATCCCGATTTGTCTCCAATTGAGATTGTTGTTGAAAAACAAAAGGACATCAGTTGGGATAATATGACTGGTAAGTTCGTTAATGGATGGGATTCGAAAGCTGCTGTTCTACGCCCTGCGGGATTTGCTGGGGAAATTCAGTATACTGATATTTTGGACGTAGTAATGTTTGAAAAATACGGTAATAATTCCATTACTAAATCATTCGCTCAGATGGAAGGTGGTATTTATACATTGGTAAATACAACTGTACCTAATGGAATGTATAAAGAATGGCATACCGATTTGATTATGTCGGCCGTTCCGTCATTGAACGAGTTCCCATATCACGTTATTGTTGATACTACATCTGCAAACTCATGACGCAATTCGATGTTATAGAATATCTTTCTGGTTTGACTGCCTTCGTCTTTGACAGGGCAGTCTTAACCCGTATCGCAATAGAAAGAGAAGTTATCGACGTTACAGATTATAAATCTTTGACAGAAAAACAAAAAGATCTTTGTCTTGCTGATTTATTGTTCGTGATTTATACAGCCCCTAATTATACTGCGAGTTCAACTCAACAGCATGGCGCATTTACGAAAACGATTGGGAGCCAGCGTTATGATACAAAGAAAGAAGTCTATAATATTTTAATTGGGTTATATAAGAAATGGGACGATCCTAAACTATCAGAGCTATCAAACTTGGGTGTACAATGGATTAATGAATATGACTAATGATTATTGACAGAGACTTAATACAAGAATATCCTTTCAATGGTTCTTTCTATACATACGACATAGATATGACTAAGCCGTTGACGGAAAGAGTCGAAGAGGAAATCTTGGTATTAGAAACCAAATGTGATATACAAGAAGCAAAGAAAAGTGATAATACTATCATCTCAAATGCTTTTGAAGTATATTATCCTTTTGATAAAAAACAAGGCATTACCATAAAAAAAGGAATGCTATTCAGAGGGGAAATGTTTGGAATGTCAGTCGAAGGTCGAGTAATTGGTTTATTCCCAACTCAATTAGGAGGTGTTTCGGTTTACATAACAACTTATACACAGGAAGAATAATGAAGGTTTCTTCTAATTATGTACATCAATTAGCCATGAAACTGGCTTCCGATGGAGATAAGTTGATACATCAGGCTTTTGAAGAAGCGGATTATAGTAAAAACGAAACTCAAAACCTCCATGATAGTTACGGTAGCGCAGTCTTTTATAACGGAAAAATATATCCGCAAACAACAAGATTTTTAGATCGTTTAGCTACGGATAAGGGTGTAAAAGTTAATGGGCGTTACATAACAGGAAGACAGTCAATTGAGGAGTTTTTCTCTAAATATAATCCACCATCTAAAGGGATGCAATTAGTAGTTGCTGTTGCTTTGTTCTATGGGGGAATATTAGAGGCAGGCGAATCTCCTTTAAAAAGAAAATATAAAGTGATCTTTATGATTGGAGATGATATTTCATTATTGTCGTCGAAGATAAAAGGTTCAAAAGTAAAGACAATAGGAAATGGATAAAAATAAGTTAAACATATCAAATATAGAAGCTTACCTTGATTCCTTGTTGGGGAATAAGGTTTCAGCAAATGTTTTCTTTGATACATTGCCGCCAGTCATAAAAGACTCGTGGAAAGATTTACTTTTGGTTGATTGTTCTTATTTGATACGCGACTTGTCGGCTTATGGTTTTGGCACAATAGCAATTTGGTTATATGCCAAGCCAATGTCCTCTGGCGCAAAAAACGTTCCCGTACTCTCTAAAATGGAAACTACCTTGAATGAAATACTTTTTTCAAATGAAAATCCTGCTTATCAATTAATCAGGAGAGGTACGCGTTCAGGCTATGATTCCAATGCTAAATTACATTACAATATTGTAGAAATTCAAATTTTAACCGCTTAAATAATAAAAATTATGGCAACAACAGTTGTAAAAACATCCGCAAAATCGAAGAAGGTTTTTAACCCGAAATACATTTTTATTACTCCTTTTACAGACGAAACGACAAAAGGAACAAATGTATATCAATGTGAGGAAATTATCCGGGACTCAACCTCTATTACACAGGAGGAAAACACCGAGAACCCAGTAGAGAATGAATTGTCTTCTGCACCAATTATTAACAATATTCAAGCTGGACAGTATTCTGTAGCTACAGAAATTGCCGATTTGCAGCCCGACTTATTGAAAGATCTTTTAGGATTTACAGTAGGTACAGATAATAAAAAGGTATATGCCCCAAGCGGATATGTTACTAAATATGCTGAATTTGCTTTGGTATTTCAGGGTACAGATGGGAAATACATTGCATGTATTCTGCCTAAAGTTCAGATGAGCCCAACTGTAACAATTGACTCTTTAAGTACCTCTATTGGACGAATTGCATTAGCTGGTACAGGATCTTTGTTGGAGATGACCAACGGTTCTGGCAAAGTTATGACTCCATTTATGATCGACTACGATTATACTATTCCTACAACTGTGGGGGGGTAACGAGGGAATCGGTAACTCCGGCTAATTCCCTAAATATCCTGAACGGAGAAGACGCTATTTTATTGTCTCCTAAAACAAGAGCGAGAAAAAGTAATATCATCTAACTATATAGGGGGGGTGGGAGAATTAAACTCCTTCCCCCTATTTCATAAGTAATAACATGAAAGAAAATATAAAAAGAAAATCAATCAACGAACCTGTTTCTGATGAAGCAATGGAACGTTTAGCACAAATCATGACAGATAGCCCAACTTTAGTTAAGTTGTCAAAAACAGAGTTCGCTATAAAGTCTTTGAAGCCTGCCGTAATGTGGATGATTGCAGAAGAAGCAGTTAAAATAAGTAAAGCAGAAAAAGCATCGTATAGTGATGTGTTAAAAGGATTAGCGTCTAATTTACCTTCTGTTTGTAGGATTATTACATTGGCTATTCTTAACAAGAAAGAAGATATTGAAGATGAAGTAACATATAAAAAAGTATACGAAACCCTTTTTTGGGAATGTGATGAAAAGGAATGGGGACAGTTGTTATTTGAAATACTTAATTTGATAAATGTGGATGTTTTTTTTTACATTATCAACTCGACTCAGATATTCAAGGAGATGGCTCTACAGAGGAAGACAAGGATGAACGAACAAAAATAATAGTCGCCAGAACAAGCTATGGGCAGATGTTTGATTTTCTTAAAGCTTATCCTTCTGTGACCATAGACGAATACATGTGGAAAATGAGTATGGCTCAAATAGCTTTAGCGTCCCATGATTCAACGCAAGTTGTTTATTTACCTGAAAATAAAAGCGAGGACAATGTAACTGTAATCAATTCCGCAGAAGATTTATTAAGCGATTTAGGATTCCCATTATTTAAAGAACAGTAAAAACGATGGCAGAAGGATATATTTTAGAGATACCAGAAAATGTATTAAAGCAACTGGATCAAACAGATAAGAAAATAGAGACATTAGCTAAAACGAGTGAGAATACTAAAAAGCTAATGAAGTCGGCTTTTCAAGAAATGGCAGATGGGCTTAACCCATTATTACAACAATTAAAAACAGCGAATAAAGGCATTAAAGATTTGATGCCTAAGCTTGATACATCTGGCACAGAAAAAGTAGCTAAAAGTGTGGCTAATGTGGCAGAGCAACTAAATAGAGTGTCCCAATCTCCCGTCGATGTTATCAATAAAAAAATAGAATCGCTTAAAAACTTGTTAAATGATTCGACTTCGGCAGTATCTAAATTGGATTCTCAAATTGCCAATTTGAAAAATAAGGGAGGCGGATTTATTAGTGGTTCTACAATAAAAGAAGCCTCAGCAGGGAAATCACTTACTCCTCAAATTCAAGCTGAATTAGCTGTATTAGAGCAAGAAAGAAGAAGCATTCTTGCTACAGCCGCTTCTTGGGAAAATTACAAAAAAACAATCGGTAACACTTCTATTGCATTAGACCAATTAAATTCTTCATTCAAAACAGGAAGTTCGGCTTTACAGCAGCAACAGAAGATGATGGATGCAGCTTTTGAGAAGGCTTATAAAATGGCGCAAGCTGAAGAGAAGGCTGCGGCAGAAGCAGAGAAATTAGCTAAAGCACAAGAAAAACTTAATAGAGAACAAAATAGGAAATCAGATCAGCAAGCTGCACAAGCCATGCAAGCTTACAATAGAGCTATGGCTGCATCTGAGGGAACCATCGCCCAACGTATTAATAAATTAGCCAAATTAAGAAGCGCCCAAGAACAATTAAATGCTACTGGAAAGAATTATACGGTTCAATTGCAGAAAATAACTGCTGAAACCCAAAGACTAAATGCGGTTAATAATGCTACAGCAAATAGCATGAACAATTTGAAGAAAAATCAAAGCCGCATACTCGATACTTCTGCGCAATTGGAGCGTAAATTAGGTCTTCTTTTCAGTGTGGCCGCAATTGAAGGGTATATTGGTAAATTGGTACAGGTGCGAGGGGAATTTGAATTGCAGAACCGCGCATTACAAGCTATTCTTCAAAACAAAGATCAAGCTGACCAATTATTTAATCAAGTTGTCGAATTGGCTGTTAGGTCTCCTTATAGAGTTAAGGAATTGGTTACATATACAAAGCAATTGGCTGCATATCGTATTGAAACAGAAAAACTGTACGATACAACAAAAATGCTTGCTGATATATCAAGCGGCTTGGGTGTTGAAATGGATCGCTTGATTTTAGCCTTTGGTCAGGTTAAGGCAGCTAATTATCTACGAGGAACGGAATTAAGACAGTTTAGTGAAGCTGGTATTAATATATTAGGTGAATTGGCAACATATTTCACTGAATTAGAAGGACGAATGGTATCTGTTGGAGAAGTCTTCGATATGGTATCTAATAGAATGGTTGCCTTTGAGGATGTCGAAGAAGTATTTAAGAGGATAACTTCTGCCGGAGGAATCTTCTATAATATGCAAGAAATACAAGCTGAAACTTTGCAAGGTCAAATTTCCAACCTCCAAGATAGCTTCGATGTTATGTTTAACGAGATTGGAAAAGCTAATGACGGTGTTCTAAAAGATTTGGTTGCGATTGTTCGAGGCATTGTAGAGAGTTGGGAAGTTTTTGCAGTTTTATTAAAATCCGTAGCAACTGGGTTCGTTTTATATACTGGAAAAATAGTTTTAGCTACCATCGCTAATAAGGCTTTCGCGGCATCACAGGGAGAAATAATCGCCAATTCAGGAAGAGTTAACAAGGCTATCGGAGGAACAGTTACAGGGCTTAAAAACTTATTATCTTTTGCAAAAGGCAATCCTTATTTACTTTTGGCAACTGGTATTGCTACAGCAATATATGCAGCTACAGAATACAATAGTAAGATTGAAGAAGCAAAAGCTAAATATGACATATTAACAAATTCTTTAGCAAGACAAAAGAATGAAATAGATTCTATCTCCTCTAAAATTAAGGAATATAATGCGAAAATAAAAGAATCTGCTTCTGCAATGCAGCAGTTTAAAGAAGGAACTAAGGAATATACAGAAGCTCAAAAAGAAAACAACGAATCTTCGGCAAAACGAAATGCCTTGTTAGAAGAATTGAGAATTAATCATCCGACAGTATATAATAGCATTATTACACAGAAAGATGGTACTGTAGATTTGACTAAAGCACAAGAGGAGTTTAATAAGAAGTTAGAACAAACTAATTATTTAAATTGGTTAGCAAAGAGGCAAGAGTCTTGGTTTAGTACAGGAATGATTGAAAAGGCAGCAGAGCTATCGGAATTTCAAGCTGAATATAATAAACAAGCTAATAATATGGGTAATATTTGGCTTGATGCAAATGGGAAACTCAATGTTTTTCTTCAAACAGCTAAAAATTTAGATCCTGATGTCCGACAGCAGATCATTGCAATACAAAATAGTGCAGGAACAGCCGTTGAGAAATTAAAAGCGTTAGACGTTCTCGGTAGAAAAACTGCTGCTACTGGTGGTGGAGGTTTGAGGGAATTAATGCGCCCTTATTCTTCTGACTTCAATGATTATGACAAAGCTTTAAGCAAGTTGACTAAAACAAGAACTGAAATGTCAGAGGATATAAAGAAACTTGCTACGGATTTTAAGAAGACTTATAATATTGCTACAGAAGAGGGGAGAAAAGCGGCACAAGAAACTCTTAGAGATTATATTAATTCTATAAATATAGCTGACGAGGAAACAAGAAAATTTGTATCTCAGGAATTTACAGTTAAGTTTGGAGTAGAAATAGCATCTAAACCTATTATAAATCAATATCAAGGGATGCAAGCTCGACTTAAAAAATATGTAGAAGATCATAAGCTTGAACTTGATATTATAAAACCAGATCAAGGAACTAAAGATTATTTTGATAAGCTAAAAGCCGAACTGAAAGACTCGCAATCTAATGTAGAAAAATTAAATGTAGCAACAGAGCAATTAAATGCTTCGATGACCAATGAAGAAGCTCTTAAATACAATAAAGAGAGAGTTAAGCAGCTCACTCAGATATTGTCAGCATTTGGCGAAATGCCTAAATCGAATAAAGGAGAAAATGAAAGAAACAAAACGTTACAACAGCAAATAGATCTTTTAAAGAAAGTTGGGCAAGAATACCAGAAAAATCTAAAATATTATAGTAAAGCCGAAGCTTTAGAGAAAACTCGAAAAGACTATACGGATTCTTTTAAAGAAGCTGGATTAGGGAATTTGATTACAACGATGAATTTTGATCCAAGCGGAATTATAGCAGGATTAGAATCACTTATGTCTTCTGTTTCTCCCAAAATGCGCTTGACGCTTGAAAAAGCCATTGCTGATTTGAAGGGTGACGTTGAAATAGATGTAAGAGCAAAAGACGTAGAAAGGACAAGAAAAGAAATAGAGGGGCTTTTTACTGGTTATGAATTAACTGTGGAATTAGGGAAGTTAGGTCTTGATAAAGATTTAATTAGCCAGTTATTTGGAATTGATACATTTACGCTTGATGATATTAAGGCAAAACTGAAATCTCTCTATCCTGATATAAAGGCATTGAGCGAGGAGCAATTAAAAGCATATAACGAAGCATCGGATAAAATAACTGCCGCAGAAAAAGCATCCTTGCAAGAACGATTAAAGGATTATTCTCAATATCTGAAAAAATCCATGTCGGAGCGTATCAAGATTGAGCTTGAAGCGCAGAAGAAGATAGCAGAAATCCCTTCTGAATTTACAAAACCACAGAAGGAACAGATTAAAAAGGACATACAGAAAGAAACAAGGCAGAAATTAGATAAGCAATCTTTTGCCGAATTCAAAGAAAGCGATCTTTATATTACGATGTTTGAAGATCTTGATAGAGTATCTTCTTCCGTATTAGAGCAGATGAAAGCTAAATTGATTTCGTTGAAAGAGTATTTAAAAGATTTGTCTCCAACCGAATTAAAGGAGATAACTTCTCAAATGCAAAAGATTGACGAACAAATAGAGAAGCGAAATCCGTTTAAGGATCTATTGCCTAATATAAAAGAGTATATCGGCTACTTAAAAGAAAAAAAGAATTTGGAGGCTGAATATACAGATGAATCAAAAACCTTAGAGCAATATAAACAGCAGCAAACATTAGCAGAGAATAACGTTATTTCTGCTCAAAAGCAATATGATGTTGCAGTTAAAAAATACGGGATTAATTCTAAAGAAGCTAATTTAGCCAAGGAAAATTTAAGGATTGCACAGCAAGCATTGGACATTGCAAATAACAATGTAAAAAGTCAAGGCGAAGTTGTAAAAGCCTTAATAAAGCAAATAAAATATGGCGAAACATTAAAAGATAAACTTCAAGCTGTATTATTATTAATCGGTAGATATGCCGATGAAGTAGGACAAACTATCTCTGATGTAGCTACTTCAATGGAAAATGTCTTTGGCAAGATGGATGCTAAAGCTGCTGATTCAATCGGTTCTCTCCAAGAAATATTATCGGGTGTCGGAGATACAGCGGCGGGTGTCGCAAGGGTTATGGTTAATCCTGCTGATATTGGCGGGTACCTGCAAGGTATTACTGGTTTGGCAAAAACAATTGGAGCTTTCTTTAATATTGGTGATAAAAAGAAGGAACGTCAAATACAGAGGGAAATAGAAAAGATTGAGAATCTGGATAAGGCGTACAAAAAGCTTGAAAAGTCAATAGAAGCAGCTTATTCTGTAGACACATTTCAAGAATCAAATAGACTTGCCCAAGAAAACGTAAAAGCCCAAATAAAGTCATACGAACAGATGATAGCTGCCGAAGATGCGAAAAAGAAAACCGACAAGAAGCGAATAAAGGAATGGCAAGGAGAAATTGAAAAGTTGCACGATTTGCAACTGCAATTAAAAGAAGAAGCTTTAGCAGAAATGGGAGGATTCGGAACGGAAGAAAACTTTAAATCTGCCGCACAAGAATTTGCTAATGCTTGGTATGAAGCCTTCAAAGAAACAGGGGATGGAATGAAAGGGTTGGAAACTACATTCCAAGACTTTATGGATAATGTTGTTAAAAAGCAATTGTTGTTTAGAGGAACTGAGACCATATTAAAACCCCTATTGGGAATGATTGACGAAGCAGTTAAAGATAGCATCTTAACTAAGGATGAACTTTCTGGAATCATGGATAAATTTAATACGGATACCAAAGGAGCTTTAGACGCATTGTATAAATCCATCGTAGAAAACTTAGGTGTTTTGCCAGGAGGGAACAATCAAGAGCTATCTGGTTTGAATGCAGGTATAAAAGGTATTACAGAAGAAACAGCGCAAGCTCTTGAAGCACTTTTAAACTCCATGCGATTCTTCGTAGCTGATTCAAACGTACAATTAAAAACTCTTTCTGCTATCGGTAGCTTTGATGTTGAGGCTAATCCATTATTAGGAGAATTAGTCGCACAAACAAGAGTATTAAGAGATATAAATAGCAAATTGGAAAGTGTTATTACAGCTGGAGGTAACAATTCAGTTGGAGGATATAGCATAAAAACTGTACTATAAAAAAAACATCCCCAAGAATATTCACATACTCTTGGGGACAAACCCTTTAAATCTATATTATATGAAAAACACTTAAAATAAATGATATGAGTTAAGAAATTAAAGTTGCTGCTATTTCTTGTTTACAAAGATAGTAAAAGGAATGTTATTTAGATACTTCTTTCACAAAAGTTAACTCTTTTTCTTCTCCGTTGTTTTTATCTACGCATTTCACCTTCATGTTGGTTCCGTAATCTGACAAGGTAGCCGATTTGAAGTCATAAGGAGTAATCGAAATAAATGCCCATAGATCAAAGAATTTAATAGACTTTTCGTTTTGAATATAAGTTCCATAGCGGTCAGCCCATAAATCTGATTCGACTTTTACATCTTTTGCAGAAGTAAATTGCATGGTGATTTGATTCTCGATGCACAACCATGTTGTGTTTTCAAGAAGGAAATCGTTATGACTATCTTCTCCTTTAGAACAAGAAGAAAATGCAAGCATTAATGCTAATACTAAAAATAGAATGTTCTTTTTCATTTTTATTGGTTTTATTAAATAATGGTTCAATTTAAACTCTCTGAAATGTATTCCTTAATTATGCTGGCGAACTTTTCTCTTCCTGTCACCGTAATAAGAGTTTGCGTTCCAGATTTATCATTGGTGACCCATTCCTTCAACTCGAAGTATCTACCTACATATTTGGCTATCGGTTTTAGTTTCCCTTTTGTATCACGATAAATATACCCTTTATCAATTAAAATATAAATGAAAGTTTTTTCTTTAACCCCAAGTAACTTTGCTGTATCTCTAAAATTAAGATTATTCCCTCTCTCGACAAGCCCATTGAAATACTCGGCTTTAGGCTTCATACACTCAATCTGTTTTTGTTGCTTTTCTATTTCCTCGGCTTGTTTTGCAGCCAACATTAAGGCCTCGCTAAATGTAGACGGGATGACAAAGTTTCCGGAACGCTTTTCTTTTTCGAGCTCTTCCCATCTGTTTATGATTGCCATACGCAAGTCTGCTCTGTAACCCGAAGCAAGGCACAAACAACCTTTCTTGGAAAGTTGATACATAGGCTTCCCCCTATTTTGAGAATCTGTATAAGAGGTGAGCTGAAAATTCAGCCTATCTTTTTCTGGCAGTTGGGCAACAAGATTTCTAATATCTTGCATTACGTTTTTGTGTTCCTTCCCCGTCAGATCCGCAATCTCTCTCGAAGTCATTACTTCCTTGTTTAATTTCAAGTCGTTCATTAGTTGTTAATTTAGAATTAATATATAGTATACCTTTTATATCCCTCACACCTACACTGTACATTATATATATAGCAGTTAGCAGTAAGAAGAATATTTTCGGTTTACTCCAAAAACCTACATACACAATCAGCACTCCCGTATCCCTCGCATATAAACACCTCTGCTTATATCTACTTTTTTTCGTTTGCCTTTTCATGTTAGTTTTTGTTTTTGGCGTGAGGTCGAAGGGTCGCAAGGTTCAACGTTGCCCTTCACTTTCCCAACATGAAAAAACATCTGATTGTAGTGTTATCCCTTTTTTCGCCTTGGAGGGCGATGCACAATGTACGGAGATAATGAACATCCATTTTAAGGCTGATTAGTGCAATCATCTTGTTTTTTTACACAAGAAAGCCTGTAAGCTTTTGAGTGGAAATCTTAGACACATTCTAAATTAACAATTGCTTACAGGCTTTATATAAAAGCCACACTTGGCTATTAATTTCTTCACACGTGTCTAAGATTTCCACTCTTGTTACATCGCAAAGATACTTATTTGTTTTTTTAACAACAAAACATTTTATGATTTATTTAGAAATCTATCAATATCTTCGGGGATCAAAGGCTGTATTTTTCCCATCAAGTCGGCATAAATAGCATTGTAATACTTGTGTCTTACTACTCCCAATTTTATTTTAGCAACACCACGTTTAACACATCGTGGTGCTCTAAAATACATATTAGCAATTGTTGACGAAGATAAGCCTAAGCTATAATGCAATATATAATAAAGAAAATACCGAGCAGTAGAAGGCTTTTCTTTCATATTATGATTAATTATATCTTGCTCTACAACTCCGAAATATTTATATACTTCGTTGGCTATCTGATCGACTTTATGTTGTTGTTCTGCTGTTAGCGTCATAGTGATAATTATATGGCACAAATGTAATGGTTTTATCACTATCCACCAAATATATTCTATAATATATCATAATACGCTGAAACACAACGCTCGAAAAATATAAAAATACTGTGTAGTTTGATTCCATTATTTTTAGTTTATTCAGGACATAGTTCAATGTCGGACTATATTAAATGTATTTTTTATGGAATCAAAAACAGTTGTTTATACTCCTGATGTAGGGAGTGGAAGCGGAAGTGGAATGATGGCTATGCTTGCTCCACTTTTGCAGCAGAAAGGTATTGACCCTAACTTGTTAATGGCTTTGAATAGCAAAGGAAATGGAAACGGGTTTGGCGGAGATGGCTCATGGTTCTTATGGTGGTGGTAGTCGTGGTGGTTCTTACGGGAATAGATACGATGAATACGATGATGACGAAATGATGGGAGAGCGCAGAGGTGTAAGAGGCTCTGGTCGTGGTCGTCGTCGTCGCTAATATAAACTAAGGGGGATATAATAGTCCCCCTTTAATACTAAAAGATATGAAAAAAGGAGCAAGTTTTGATTTATATGATAATATCCCGGAAGATATGCGGATTTATCTACAAAATTATGGATTCAACTTTTCTAAAAAAATGTGTGATTTTGCAGTATCTATGATGAAAACTAAAGAAGGGAAAATCACACCAATACCGAAAGAAAAGTATGATGAATTGCTTAAACTGTATGGCATTGAACTTGAAAAAGATAATGGTTATAATGGGTTGTATGTTCTACACATGGCTAAAGCAGATTATTGGGGTACAGTAATAAGCTCCGAAGATCAGCTGGCTAAATTTATTAAAGCGTATATTGATGACCCTGATTATCCATCTACAGAAAAAGCTTTTAGGCACTTTTTAGCAGACATGTATGGTTTTGGAATAGCCATTAATTGGGAAGATATGCTTTAATTTTAGGCACTTAAAATGTGCCTTTTTAAATATTATGGAAATAGAAACAATATATTTATATAAATACGATTGGACTGTCACTATCTTTTATGATTATACTTGCAAATATTTTGAAGATGTAATAGAGGAATTAGAATATATCGAATGTGGAGAGGAGTCTCTTAAAAGAGCTTATAAAAATCTAACTACATGTGGATATAATAACGGACTCACATTTTCTAATCACTTAGCGCATAAAAGTGTAATTGTTATAGGTAGAACGAGCAGTGCAAAAGAGTTTGAAAAAACTTGGTCTCATGAATCAGGACACTTAGCAGACCATATATGCCTTACTTATGATATAAGCCCTCATGGCGAGGAAATACAATATTTAGGTGATTACATCATAGATAAGACATGGGATTCGGCAAAGAAATATTTATGTGATTGTTGTAGAATAAAGAAATGATAATATGAAAAACAAAGATTTCAAGAAAGCATTACAGAGTGATAAACCTATCAACTCTATGTTTGCACTTATTCCCGAAAAGCAAAAGAAGTCTTTTATGAAATTTGCTAAGCAATTTGGATTTACAGAAGAGAAAATAGAGCAACTTTTGAAGTCTGAAAGATGATAGCCTATGAAAACAAAAAGAATAAAATATGATGCTGTAAAGCTTGCGATTTTACGCAAGAAGTACGAAATAGATTTTGTTATAAATCAATTAATGTGCGAAATGCCACAGTTTGAATTTGAAAAGATAAAAGGCTTACTTCTGTTTAGAATTGAGGAATTAAAAAGATTAAAAGAATAGGGAGTATTACTCCCCAGCATTCTTTAGTTCTGATAATAGCTTTCTGATACCATCTATGCCTTTTTGATAAACTATGGTTTTGTAGTTTACACACATGTCTCCATTGGGCTTGGTGTATTTGCTTTCTATGACTCTAAACCATCCTCTATCTATGTAAGACTGGTATGGTGCGTTTCTCTCTTGGAGGACTTTCTTATCCCGCAATATCTCAAATAGTTTATTTCTACCAACTCCCATGTTTAGTACTTTAGCTACTGTTGCCATATCACATGCGTCCTTACTATCTGTTACTTGATCAAAAAACTCTTCTTTTGGTTTCATCTCTTCAATACGCATTTGCTGTTGTTCAATCTGAGCCTGCTGTTCGGCTGCAAGTAAAAGAGCTTCACGGAATGATTTAGGCACACAATAGTTCCCATTTTTTATAATCTCCTCCATTTCATTGAAAGCCTTAATGTATTCCTCCTTAAATTTCATAGCTGTTTCACCAGTATACCCCATAACTAAAAGAGTAAATCCGTCTTTATTCATCACATACATAGGCAATTCTCGATTCTGTTCACTCTTATAAGAGGAAAGCACGAAATTGTGCTGTTTAAATTTATTACTACATTTTAATTCTCTAATATCCTGCATTACTCTTTTGTGTTCTTTCCCAAACTTCTCAGCCACTAACAGACTGTTCGTTAAAACTTGATTCGATTCTCCTTTAAATACTAATTCTCCCATATTGCTTTTTATAAAAAAATCGGGAAATAGAGCCACCACGCATCTAAATCCCGATTAATATATAGATAAAACTATTTCTTCTTTTTTTGTGTCAGTGGTGGTTGACGCTGCAAATATAGTAGTTAAAAACTAAACACCAAAGGTTTTTCACATTTTTAGCACTTGCTTTCTTAGTCTATTTGGATTGTAAGATACATGCACCCAATCCGGATATTCACTATTCCCTTTTTCCCAAATCAATTGATCAAAGTCAAAATTATCTTTTATTATTTGAAATAGAATCGCATTTTCTTTTTTGATGGAAGCTGTTATATCCACTGCGAAACCGTTCATATGATCCGATGTCTTAGAACCTCCAACAGCTTTGTTTAATTCTGGACACCGATAGCCCGAATTGACGGTGATAGGCTTACCGTATTTTTCTCTCAATGGATCTAAAACCTTTTCTACTAATCGTTCAAGGTTCGCTTTAATCTCCGGTGTGGGAGTATTATTAATTCCCTTTGCCTCAGCTGTTGAGGACTTTGTAAGTTCTTTAATTGTAAAATACTTCATAAAAGTTTATTTGTTATTAAATTAATGATTGCATCAGATATAATATCTAATTCTGATTGAAGGACACAGTATTTCTTAGAATCTTTTTCATGGTTGCATTGTAATCCACGATAAAATTTATCAAATCTACAATATTCGAAATTATCACCACTAATAGAGATATAACTATTTTCATCCGAAATAAAAGGATCTGGAATATCTATTTCTATCTTCATTTTATTTATCCAAATATAAAGTTAATCCTAATTCTTTCATTTTCTCTTCTCTCACTTTAATAGCTTCTTCTAAAGTTTCCCATTCTTTGAAATATATGTTTCTATCCCCATTCCATATTTTTACTTGGAACTTCTTGCTGCTTCTATTAAAATGAATATATTTATATCCTGTATTGCTCATTCTGTCAAAGAATTAATTTCACGTTCAAATTCATCGTATCCTTCACATTCGAGGAAAGCTTTTAACGCTTTCCCCTTTAGTTTCCTAAGCATGGATTCGAGATCTCCTTGCTTTGCTTGCCATTCTGCACCTGCTTCAAAGGCATCCGCAACGTCGGATCTTTTAAATCTAAAACACTCCGGAAAGTCTTCTATATAGTCTTTTACCGCCTCTTTTATATTCATTTCTTTATTGTTTTACGTTAATCATCAATATCTAAATCCATATATGAAACTTGTGCGAGCTCTTCCATCGCATCGCAAAAATCTTCGTTATAGCATGTTTGGTATTTCTGCCTTATGATATTACACGCTGCCTGAAACCCTGCTAAATACCCATCTTGGATATGGCGTTTACTTGAGTATTTCTTTGCCATTTTAATTACTTCTTTCTTATTCATATCTTTATTGGTTAATTTTCTCATCCGTGCTTCCGTATCCATTACAATTTCTCTCTCTTTCTTCCAACTCATCCACTTCGATAAAGTCTATTTTTGGTGTCATGCCTATACTGTTTTACTCCTATATTATTTCCCCCTAATTATCCCATCTCCATTACCGTCTATCGTTCCAATAGCCTTACGAGAAGCAAGTTTATCTAAGTTAATTTGAGCAATATCTTCTAAAGACCAACCCATTACGGTGCATAGACCACTCAACTGCCATAAAATATCTCCTGCCTCTTTCTGTAATTCCTCATAAAAACAATCTAAATCATTAATATCTGCTTTAGTTGTAAATGCTAATTGAGAATCCTCAATGTTCATATTGCTTTTGCGAATTTGCTTTGACACCTTACTCGCAAATTCTCCTACTTCGCCAATAAGGTTAAGGAACATATAACTAAAATTTTCACTACTTGGCATACAAGTAGTCATTGCTTGATTTTGATACTCTTTTAATTCCATAGTTCTAAAAATTATCATTTATTTTTATATATCCATTTATAACCATTTGCCTGACTGTAAATTCCATTGCAACATCTTGATATATTCCTCCTGGATATATTATTCTGTTTCGCAGCTTGATTAAGGCTTACATACTCTTTAATAAAATCCCCATCTAATGACATTTGTATTACTGGAATACCTCTGTTCCCGATTTGCGCTTCTGATATTTTCTTTTTATGCTCATCTGAAAAACTTACACCTAAGTTTACTCGGAAACCATCTTTTAATTTTCTTTTATTTATACTTATGGGGTTCTTGCAATTTTCGGGATGATTACACCACTTTAGATTACCAACAAAATTATTTTTTCTATTTGTATCAATATGGTCTACTTCTGTATAATTATGCACATTAGGGATAAATGTTTCTGCCACTAATCTATGTACACTTTCTCCTAAACAACATAAATATCCTGCTCCATTTATACTGTTTTTAAGCTCCCTGTTATTTATAGTACTCCAAACTCTACCGTAATTTGATATAAGGTATCTATTGTCTAATGGATAAAATTCCCACAATTCGTCTTTATGTATTTTCTTAATTTTTACTTTCATTTGTTTTCTAATTCGTTAGCGTTAATAATACATGTTGAAATAATATCCGGATTTGTGAGTATCGCGTCAAATTCCCTATAGGCATTTACGCATTCTTCACTTTCATTGTAATTTATATCAGAAGCTTTTCTAAAGCACCATTTGCATAATTCTTCCAAGATCTTCAATAGTTCGGACTGTTTATATCCTCGCAAAGCTACTGCATTTTCATCAAACTTCAAACATTCAGCTATTCTTTTTGAGATTGCAATAACCGAATAACTTGTTATGCTTCGCGCTAATTCAACCATTGATAGGAAATAGGGATTTTCAACCCCTTCTATCTCACAAAGATATTTCTCAATGGACATTCGATACTTCTCGATAACAGGTAATACTTCTTGGTCGAGAGCGTCACAGTAAGAAGCATAGATACCTATTGCATTATCACCTGCGATCTTAGCCATCCGACTTTGATACTCCTTAACTCGTTTAAGCGCTGCAAAATAAATCTTTTGAGTCTCCTTGTCCTTATTGGTAATAGATGGCTTAATGTCCATGACGCATACATTGGCTAATTCGTTGACATAAATAACAATATATGTAGCGATAAGCAATATTTGGTCATTTGTCATAGGAATCCTTTCTGGCTCTTTAAATTCCTCTGGATGCGCTCTTTCGCAGCCTTGATCCAAATTATATAAATCATCAACTCTATAATTAATTAAAGAATCATATGTAATAGCATTAATTTTATCTTTATACTTATTTGCTAATTCTTTCAAATAATCTTCCTTTGCTTTTTTATAAACCAAATAAGCATCTTCTATATTGTCGTAATATCCTAAACTTATGTTCTTCCCATATTTAGATATAGATGCTCCATATTTATTATAATTTTTAGTTGTTCCAATGTATTTGTCTCGTCTAAAACCAACCCTCTTGATCACATTATTTATTTCCAACGGAACAAAACAGCAAGTATTTGGACTATACAGCTTATTTTTACTTACAATAATATCTTTATCTAATTGATAACCATCGACATAATTTTCATCAAACCATCTCTTAAAGTTGGAAAAGTATTTCCATTCATCACAAACGGAGCAACCTGTATAAGACGGTCTTTTTTTTAATTCTTTTTCATCATAACATCTTCTAATCATTGATGCCCATACGTAATATGATTTCATTTCTTTTTTGCTCAATGGATGATCTAAATCATTTACACCTATACCACATAATTTAGTTCTTTTTCTTAACTGTTCGCATAAATAACATTTTTTACCTTGAATATGGCCATTAGCCTCTTGAAAGAATTCTCCATGAATAGGGCAAATAATACACACTTTAGTCCTGCTATTTACATATTCTACTTTAGAATAATCATACTTATCACCATGAATAGCTCTTGCCTCTTCAATAAATTGTTCAGTTGTTTTTCTTTTACTCATACTCACTTATTTAATATTACTCACGTTTGAGAATAAAGGGAAGAGCGTGAGTTTACTCTTATCAGCAGGTTTATAACTCCTGCCTATCCCTTTACAAAGATACTTAAATCTTTTAAATAAAATAGTAATTATTATTGTATTTTTCAATAAGAGTTTGTAGTTTATCAGTCATGGTATTCTGTTTTACACCTCCGCGATTTCCAATATTTTAGTTAAATTCTCAATCACTTTATTATAATCCTCTTCGGTGTCATAGTGAACATAACGCCACTGATTGTAAACTCTGTATCCGATGCACCATTTTCCACTCTGAATAGTTTTACCCATTCTGTATATTTCCTTGATACTACTTTTAGGAAAATCCTTATCTCCAATTCTTAACCACATGATGATTTTATTTTATAAATTAACACTTTGTTTTTTATCTCCAATGAAAATTAGCGTTTTATCCGCAAATTCCATCGTTTTTAAATCTCCTCTTTTAATCAATTTATACACCCATACGGTTGATAGGTTGTTTCTTTTTGCGTATTCGGTTACGCCAACCCAGTCTTTTGTTTCTATTAGCATGATAATTTGTTTTTTGTTTCTGCAAAGTTAGCAGTTAATAAATAGATAACGAAATGTTTTTCGTTAACAAACCATAAACTATCTCTTTCTTTTCCATATTTCGTAATTGAGTATTTCCCTCCAACAAATAAATATGGCTATTGTAACAGTAAGCCAAGAGAGAGAACTCATGAAAAGAAATAATAGAATATCCCCAATAGTAATGGACTCAACATTGGAAAAATTCATTATATCCCAAGAAGCTTTTAGTGATATTATTACTCCTATAATATAAACCAATAATATTGTATCCATATTCTATAAATTTTTTCTTCGTGCATATTCAGCTATTAGTAATCCATCGCGATCAGGATGCTTTATCTCGCAGAACTTAGGATATAATCTATTGCCTATATCAAGAGAAGCTTTTTTCAATTCATCTCCTGCGCATCCTTTTGGCAGTAATTCTTTTTGCCATTCTTTAGAGTCCGCATAGATCAATTTGCATCCCATCACTTCAATACAATTCAGCATTGCTTCATGGCATCTAATGGCTGACATTGAGGCGTTAAAGCGAGTTCCATTTATCATCGGACGTTCTAAAATGAACACTAAGTCATTTTTATTAATCCCATTAAATATAGAAATAAATTTTACAACATCTAATCTTGAAACAATTTTCTTTTTCTTCGTGTAATCTTGTTCTTTTTTAATAGGTGTTTTACAAAACATTTCTATTTCTTCACCTAAGATACCGATAGTTCCAGTCACTCCATTATCACATCCGCAGTATATTTTACTCATTTTCTTGCTTTTTAAGTTCTACAATTTTCCAAAGAAGTTTAATCGCGCAAACGTTATTATTAAATCCCCATTCTATAACATCTTTATGCTTTGCTAAATCTCTTGATGTTAATGGGAAATAATAAAAGATGGGATTCTTATTTTCGTTTTCTTGCGTCCACTCCCAAAGGCTTTTGATATAATCTCTAATTTTATACATTTAATTTCTTTTAAAATTCTTCTTTTTTAAGTTCTATCTCCAATCCGCTTTCTGCTATAAAAGGTCTAATTCCGACTTCTTCGAAAACAATGTTCTTGAATTTATTGGCATCACTATTTCCATCGCTTAAATGAATCAAGCAAACGGTATGCAAGTTTTCAGAATAATGTCTTTTAATCACTTCTGCGCTCTTTTCTATCACCATGTGGGTATTACTCGCTGACGAGTTCCATTTGTTGTTACAGGCATTATCCAAGATAATGTCCTCCATATAATTGGCTTCAATAAACAAATGATTCACGCCTTTTACTTTATAGGGGAAATCTGACGCATCAGTTATAAATAGCATTCTCCCCATATCTGGATTGTCGATAATAAAGCTATAACATGAACAATCACCGTGTGGGACTGGTATACATTGAACCTCGAAATTCCCTATTTTATACTTCTTTTTAGATTTTAACGGGAATACTCCATTAAATCTTTCTGATACGTCCGCACAAGAATATACGGGAAGTTGCCGATATAAAGCTTTCGATATTGATTTCGAATGATCTGAATGCCGATGGCTGACTAAGCATCCAACTACATCTTCCGTCTTATAATTTACTCCATTTAATATATTGTCCCATTTGACGCCTAATTCTATTAGCAAATATTCGCCTAAACAATCTAAAATATAACTATTCCCAGAAGAACCACTATTTATTATTCTGAAAACTCCCATATTAATCCTCCTTTATATTTCCAATACCATCTTCAAGCATTTCGTTTAAACATGTTCCGCCATTGTAAAATTGCATAATATAGCTATACGTCCCATCACTGTTAGGAATAAGAATCGAAATATCTTCTGAAGCCTCTTCTTCTTTATCCTCAATGACTTCCCAAAGTTCATCATCGAGTTCAATCACAATAGCTGGGTAGGGATCATTTAGCAATGCTTCTTTGTAAGTCTTATAATATGTATCTAACTCTATTCCAAGCTCCTTACATTTTCGTTCACACCATCCTTCGACGGTATAATTATTCAAATCTACTTTTTTAATTTTACCAGTATGTCTTTCTATTCTGCTCATAATTAGTTCTTTTTTTTATTTTGTTCTCATTAAAAAACCCATCCGAATAGATATTACTATCTAATCAAGATGGGATTAAGTTTATTCATTACCAAATTTCTCCGCAATCGTATGAATCTGGGGACATTTCCTCGTAGGATATGTCTATTTCGTCATCGTCCATGCTAAAAAGGCTCTGGCTCCGAAGCGGGCTGTTTAACTGCTTCTTCTTTCTTAGCTTCCTCTTTTTGTATGGGTACGGCTTCTACTGGCGTTGCTTCTTCGACTTCTTCATATTCCGCATAATCAGGAGCAATTTGCTTTGTAGGATCGAGTTCATTATTTGGTTCGAGTTCATCATCCGGAATAGTATTTTCTGAAAGCGCAGAATTTATAAGCATTTTTGCGGCTCTTTTAATTACAGTTCTTTTTGCCATTTGGTCTCCAAATTCCCGATGCACCAACTGTTGAGAAGAAGAACTTTTTGCCCAACTTTTCTTTATTTGTGACATAGACATAATTTCAACGTCGGTTTCTCCCTTGTCATTTGTTACAATAGCATAAGCTCCAATCATTTCTCCGGAATCAATTGATTCTAATGTCTGAGTATGCTCTACAATGCGCTTTCTTCCTGTCTCTGGATTAACTTCAAATTTAAAAGTATCTCCTTTGTAGATAACATTTGCGATTGGTTCGTAATTTTTAGAGACTCTTCTTGCTTGTAAACAAGTACCGAAATAACTTTCTTCAAGGCAAAGTTGGTCTCCTCTTACAATTAGATATGCCTGCTTCTTCGTTACATCCAATCCGAGCGTCGCCATTTTGAATAACGCTGTAGATATACTATTGGGAGTGCAACAAGATAAAGCGGGAACTCGATCTTTGTTTTTTACGTCATTCAATAAAAGCATTGCGCCTTTAATTGCATTTACATAATTGTAATCTGCTGGCATAGTGAACCCTACTTTGCAAAGGTCATCTATTCTTGTGATTACTTGATTCCCAATATCAGCTTTGGAAATCATTTGATTTTTTGTTTCTGCCATATTTTTTCTATTAAAGTTAATTCCGTTATAGGACTAACGGTTGAGGTAATTCTGACGATTAAAAGAGAAAGGGGAAGCCTGTTAGCTTAGCCTTATCATTGAGCCATGACCCTCAACTATCCCTTTCGGTTGCAAATATAAGAAACTTCTAATTATTGTGCAATATTACCAAGGCAAATCATCTGCTGGTACGGTCGGTTGAACGCTTGGTTTATTTTGTTTCTTAGCAGACCCTACTTCTGCATCTGCTCCTTCTCCTCTTTGGTATTCTGTTCCTCCTCCAATAAAGATGTCATATTGCCCGCGAGCTTTGTCTTCTTGTGAAGCTGAATATTTAAGATAATGGGTGTCTCCAAATTTACCAAGTTCCTTTAGTTTGCTTATTGAAAACCGAACGTATTTTTTTCCACCCTTAGATGTATAGATGACATCTTTAGGAATGTCCGATAAGCAAATACTGCATGATAAAAAAATATCGGTAGCGCTATCTATGTCTGTTACTTTCTTTGCCATTTTATTAATTATTGTTGTTATTGTTATATAAATATACGTCCATAATTGCTGTTTCAGCAACAGAACCGATCTGATAATCAGCCATTGTACCTTTCATGCCTTCATCCAGCTTCTTTACAGCATCGCGCAGATCGGCAGCTTGTACCAAAATCAGAGTAGATGTTTTAGATTCCTTCCCACTTTTTTCGTCCAATGTGATAAAAATCAATTTGCATTTAAAATAACGGTCAGCAGCTTCTTCTTCACTTAGAAACAATTCAGAGTAATTCGACTCTTTGACTGATTTTACAGCAAATTCTCCTGTAATAAACGGAGTCATTTCTTCGATTAGACGTGCTTCGCATTCTGTAGCAGAAAGTGCATCAACTAAATATAATTCATTTACTTTCTTTACTTTACCTTCTTCTGTTACTTTTTCATAGCGTATTACGCCTTCATACCAATTTTGCATAAGTTTATTTGTTTTTTAAAGTTTATAAAAATACTACTTTTTTCTCTAACAGGCAAGTTTTTAACGAACAATAATGTTTTCGTCTTCGCTAACTACTAATTTAATGAGTTGATGATTTGTTTCGACATTTACATCGCTATTTATAAGATTTACATCATCTACAAATACAGGCAAGCTAATGTCATAATATGAAGCAAAAGCATTTGAAATGTCAAGTCCTACTAAAATATTTTCGGCTCCATTGCAGGTGCTCACCAAACTGCCATCAGATACAGTTATTGTGCAGCTCGGTATCCATTGCCCAGACTTGTCCTGTTGCATCATAGAAATATTGCATCTACTAAAATATTTATTTACTTTGTTAGAAACAATTTGGGCGCGCTCTTCTTCATAGGATTTAATATTTGCCTCTATTTGCTCTTGCACGGCCAAACTATCGGCAACTTCGCGCATTTCTCTTTTTAAAGAAGCAATCGTTTTTAATTGTCTTTCTCTTTCATCGACAAGTCCCATTGCACGACTTTTCTCTTCAATTTGCAGGGTCAATGATTCTTTCATATTTAGCAGATTAGTATTATCTACTACTGGGACTTCTGTTAACCCATTTTGAATTGCAGCAGCTTTGTCTTTTAGCTTTTTATATTCATCAGAATCTTCAAATTTTAAGGTTTTTTGCTCCGCTTCTTGCAGTCCCTTTTCCAATTCCTCTATGTCAATATACATCGGACTTTCAATATCATCAGCTAATAGAGCTTCTATACGTTCTATTTCTTCAAGTTTTTCTTGTTTCCTTTCATTGTTTTCTTTTCCCTTTTTAATAATATCATTTACTGCATTTTCTCTTTTTTCATAAAAATCTCTTCTTTTTGCTTCAAGCATTGATTCAGGAAGATCTTGTCCGCAGAAAGAGCATTTTTCGCTGTTAAATTCCCTTTTTAACAACTCGTCTTTTTCAATTAATAGCTTTTTTCGATATTCATCGTGCTCTTCTACCTTTGCTTTTAATCGAGCTAATTTATTTTCGTTAGACTTTCTTTCTTCTTGCGTTTTATTCCTTTGTCTTTGAATATATTCGTTTTCTTTTTTTGCTTCCTGTATTTGTCTCCTGATTTTGTTCGGCTTTTCATTCTGATTATATTCAAAGTCACTTTTCTTATTTCTAATCTCCGAGTTGATGTTAGATAATTCTTGTAATTGCTTGTTCCTCATCTCAATATAAGGTTCGGCCATTTTTGAAGCTGATAATATTGCATTATCTATCTCTACGATTTTGCTTTTCAATTCCCCTATTTCTTTTTCTAAATCGCAAACATTAGATATGTCAGGCAAATGTTGTTCGAGAGTTTGTATTGTTAAAGGGAAAGAACTCAATTGCTGCTTCATAGGGCTTATCTTTGTCTTGACTTGTGCCTTCAATTCATCAATCGAGTATTTTTTCAGAAGAAGAAATAAATCGCTGTAATTGGATTTGAAATCACTCTCCTGAATGTCCCCAGCTAATAAAGAAAGCATTTCGCGTTGTTGTTTCCATTCTAAACTAAGAAAATATTCTGTGTTCAACATAACCTTTAATGGCTCTATCTCGCACAATAATTCGGAAACTCGCTTCTTGTATTCTCCGGCCGATACCTCGATTCCGTCAAAATAGCAGACGTAATCATCAGATCCTTTTAATTCATATTCCTTATTCCCTCTTCTTCTTATCCATCCTTTTTTTGCTTCTTTTTTAAAATAAAATTCATTCCCGTCAATGGCAATAAGAGCTTCAACAGATGCAACAGGAGAATCTTCTGCTGTATAATTATGGTTGTTGTCAAAAAGATTGTAATTTGCGCGGTTGCTTGAATCAAATCCTGTCATTAACCACAAAAAAGCATCTTTCAAAGAGCTTTTACCACTTTTATTACGTCCCATAATGTTGGTTACTCCATCTAATTTAAATGAAATAACAAGATTTCTTCCTCTCCAATTTTGGAGAATTAACTTTTTTAATTTAATCTCTTTCATAATTAATTTCTAAACTGTTTTACGCTATTAAAATTTTTCTTTTCTCTATACGAGCTTTGTCAGGGGCTTCGTCAGGAGCAAACCATACAAGATACCACTCACCATTCGCAAGCCCTTTCCACATTTTACCGTCATATATTCCAGTAGGTATTGTGGTGGAATACTCTTTCAGAGCTTTTAAAGTCTGCTCACTCATAAGAGCGTGGGTATCATCCAATTCGATAAACCTTCTGTGAGGCTGTCGCCAACTCTGTCCCAATGGGTCAGTAATTGGCGGTATTATTTGTTCTCCGTTCATTTCTTATTTGTATTGAAGGTTATTCATCATCGGATTCTTCATCATCCTGTTTGGACATCTTGCCATATTGCATCAGATATTCAACCGCAAGACTATTACACATGTGGCTTGCCTCTAATAGATTTACGTTTGTTTCCCCAAACAATGTTTTGAAAATACTACAATTTGCGAGCATTAATGCCATTCCAAATTCAACACTATTCACGTCTCTATCACCTAAGTAATTTTCACAGTCTTCTTCTTGAAACATCTCAAAAAATCTGTGCTGTTAGCATAGTAGAGTACTGAAGTATTCTTTTCTGTTTTTCGTCCATAATATTATTCATTTTAGTTTTTAATAATGTTTGATTCTCAGAATTTTATTTACCTTCGAATCGAATCTAACGGTGGAAAGGGTTGACAAATATTTAATCAGCCACTTTCTACTTTTACATTGGAAATTTGATAGCGAATATGCTTTCCACATATCATCACAGTTCTTTAGTACGTCATCAGGAATATTTTCCCATGTCTTCATTTCTATAAAGGAGTCAACTAAAGAATATTCGTCATATTCTCCCCAATAGTCCCGAGTACAAAAATAAACTTCGTCACGATAACCCGAAGAGCTAAACGTAGAACCTTTACGTCTGTACTTCTTTCCTGTCTTTTTATAGGAAGCCCAATACAAGTTTGATAAGTCTATATCAAATCCTTTGCGATAGAGAAGTCGGACTATCCGTTTCTCCTGTTTATTCCAAACTCTATTTGTTTTAGGTGTTCTACTCATACTTAATGATTTTCATTTAAAGAGGGAATAGGCATCCAATGTGTTATACCTAATCTTTCTTCATTAATGTTTGCACCTGTTTCCCATTCTCCTAAATTTGAAAGAAAACAAATAAGGTATCCATAAGCTCCTTTAGTAAAAACCGTGATGTTGGATTCCGGTAACCGTTCCTTGACGCTGATCCACGGAGATTGCTCTGCCTGCCATTCGGCACCTTGAATGAAATTAATCTCCCCAAATTGTGCCAAGTTCTTACCTGATAAAGTGCGATCAGCTGTTCTGTGATTAAACAGAATATTTTCTTTAGCTGCTTCTTCTAATGTCTGTTTCATACTTTATGTTGTTTTATGTAAATTTATTATTGCTTTTTCTACCAATTCCTTAGAATATTTCTCAATCTTGTCTTGAGATAGCTTTCTGAATTCAGGAAAATTCGCACGCATCCAATTTCTTATTTGCATACCTTCCCTCAATCCTACAGGATGAAACGGAATGTGTTTTCTATTGAAATTCAACCTTAGTACGGGGAAAACGCATCCTTTCAAACCTTTCAAGTGTCGGAAGTACCTTAGGTTTTCTTCCCCAAGGTACTTTTTAAGTGCATCAATGTGTTGTTGAGTAATCATAGCTTCAATCCATCAGCGGTAGGTTCTATAACTGTTCCCGTTGAAGGGTCTTTACTTGATGGATAAGGATTATCAGTACCCAGTCGTTTCAAATCCATACCGAGCCACATAACAGCTTCTTGTAATTTTGTGATAGTAAGGCTACGTTCACGACTTACTGGAAGGTCTTTCACTTCTTGAATCTTAGCATCAATTTCTTGACGCAATCTTTTTGTTTCTACAACTTCTTGTTCAAATGTCATAATGTTTAAGGATTTTACAAAGCCCGTCCAAGGCTATTTAATTTGTTATTTTATCGTTTTACGGTTTTCTCTTAGTTCTTCTTCACTGACAATCTTATTAGTTCTGTTACCAATATTAGAAACAGTTGTTGTATTATTGGGCTTACAATGTAAACACATTTGAGTAAAAGGTGAATATACTCTCCCACACTTCGGGCAAATCCATCCCTGCTGCCCAAACATTCCGTTATACGGATTGATTACGCTTGATTTATGTTTCATAATTTTTTATTTAATATTCAAAATCTTAATCCCCTTACGCTTTGATATTCTTTTTCAACTCTTTCTGCTCCAAGCAAGAAGTAATTTTCGTCTTTTTCTATGCAGATACATTTCCTATTTGTATAAAGACAAGCAATAGCCGTACTCATACTTCCAGCAGCAAAATCAAGAACTGTGTCTCCCTCTTTTGTGTATGTTTGTATAAGATACATTAACAACGCGATGGGTTTCTGATTAACGTGAATTGTTTTCCCCTCTGATTCCGCAGTTTTGAAGTATTTTACACTTCGTGGGTATCGTGTTCCTTTGTTTTCATGCCTGAATGTAGGATTTGGCACATTGTTAACTCCCGTCCAATTGCTTCCTCTTTTTGTGCGATTTCCATAAGGCTCTCCTTCCTCCATAATTGGATAATAAGGGATTTTCCCTTTACCAAAAACGCTGATTAATTCATGCGCTTTCAAAGGTTGTTTTTTAGCGAGTAGAAAGTTACTTGCTTTCGATTTCTCCCAGACCCAATCATATTTAAATTCATTTAAATTGCTACAACGAAGAAGACTGCTAAACGGTTCGCTGCCAAATAGAGCTGTAGGCGCATTTTCTTTCCTTATTCTTTTAACCTCCTTCCACATTTCATCAAAAGAAATAATTTTGTCCCACTGAGAAGCTGTTGTACCAAAAGGAGGATCGCATAGAATTAAATCAATACTTGAACTTTGCAGGAGAGGCATTACTTCCAAACAATTATAGTTGTATAAAGTGATGTCCTTACCGAAAAATATGTTTTTCATGAGATTATAGTTTTATGCTATTGATTAGCTCTAAGAACTGCTCTTTCCCTTTAGCCGTTATTAATGTTTGAGTTCCGGTCTTTTCTCCTCTTACCCATTCTTTTAATTCAAAGTAAGTTCCTACATATTTGGCGACTGGTTTTAAAGTCCCTTTCTGATCCCTGTATATGTACTTCTTGTCAATCAGTAGAAAAATAAATGCCTTTTCCGATACGCCTAACAGTTTCGCTGTGTCTCTAAAATTAGTAAGACCGCCTCTATCTACTATTTCATCGAAGTACTCGGCTTTAGGCTTCATATCTTTGTTTTCAATCTGCAACCGTTCGTTTTCCTCAACTTGTACAAGGAGTTCCTTTAAAGCCTCTTTATAAGTCTGAGGTAGTTTTGGCTGCATAGTTTTCAATGCCCTTTCCATTTCATTGAAGCGGTTTATATAAGCCCTCTTAAATTCATTATAGCCTTGTATGTTGAACATATAAAGAGTAAACCCGTCTTTCGTTAAAAGATATTCCGCCTTGCTTCTATTATACGAATCTAAATAGGAACTTTCAATAAAATTACATGGGTCGAGATTTAGACCCATCCTTCTAATACCCTCTAAAACATGCTTATGTTCCTTTCCAAGTTGGTTAGCAATTACTCTGCTACTTACAATGTTTATACCGTCTTTTGTTTCAATTTGGACTTTGATTAATTCATTCATTACTTCTCTTTTTTTTATTGTTAAACATATCTATTGTATCTCCAACGACTGCTATTAGTACAGCCAATACAATAGAAGTGACCTTTATATTATCCAAGTAATCAGGATGTATGCTTGTAGCTATTATATGTGCGGAAATTAGCATAATTGTTCTCATAGTCAAATGTAATTTTCAACATTATACTTCTTTCTTTCCTCTTCTGTTAATTGCCGTCTCTCCCCACAACATTTACATTGCATATCAGCATAATATTTAGGAAAGGTAGGCGTTAACTCCCAGATATGCTCTCCGCCATTAAGACAGTCAGCTTTGTCTACTTCATAGTAATAGCTGATACTGGTAGTATAGACGAATTTCGCATCGCAATGATAGCAATATTGGGTGTGAGTTTCACCTTCTTCATAACCATAGCCATCTTCATGGTCAATATTTAAACCTTTGCCGCAATATGGGCATTCTACATCAAATTCTTCCATTGTTATGTTGTTGTTGAGTTTATTCTATTTTTAATATTGAATTACAATGTTCAAGGTGTGGAGATAATGAACCTTTTGCCGTTTAGAACAATAAAGCCGTATCTGAAACTCTATCAGTACGGCTTTATCGTTACCGCGTTAACAGACGTTGTATAAACACAACGGTGGCAATTGCTAACATACGGTTATATAATCTACAAAACAATTTAATCTAAAAAAGCTATTTAATCATATATCATCCATTGCCACATTTCAGAATACATCAGCAAATATCCGCATTCTTTTTGAATTATCAAAGCATTGTTTGATATTTAACGTTTATTGTTAAAATGATTAATAAGCTCTTCTACCGTAGCCTTGTGATATCCGATCGGATCTCCTGCTCCAAAACGTTCAACTTCTCTGTCAGCAATTTTGTTTTGATACCAATGACTCCCATCAGTAAACCATTGCATGTAATTGTTATCGTCCCTTAATGCAGCTATAGCCAAAAATAGCGTTTCGTTCTTTTCACAATAATAAGCGCAAGGCTTACACATGCGCCCCATATAAAAAGGGATGGTTGTTCCTTGATAAACGTCAACACCACAAAATAAATAGGTGCAGTCTTTGATAGGAATGTTCCATACACCGTATCCATTGGGAATTAAGGTATATCCCAGTTGCTCTAACTTCTTCTGAAGTTCTTCCGTATTTTTTCTAATAAAACATGGCGTTGTAAATCCCATAGTTTTTTTTTATTTGGTTTAACGTACCTTTGTTAATTTTTTAAATACTTTTTCTTTATCAAATCTAAAGCCGTCTTTAAAGTCTAATATAAGTTGCCAAAGCTGTCCTTCGTAAACATCACCTTCTTTATAGTCAACCTTATAAATTGGTTTCACTGTATCAGTTTCATTCTTATACATATTCCTTGCATTAAGATATGTTGCACCCCATTTTGTTAATATTACAGATACTGTGTCATTTAAGTCAATTGGGCAATCATGTTTTACAAATTCAAATTCATAATCCCAAAAAGCCCTCTTTAAAGGTTTCACAAAAATTGCTCCTGTGGAAAATAGTTGTAGCTCGTTGTCTTTATAGACAATCCCATTATATTTTGCTATCATATAAGTAATTTAAATTAAACCAATTTTATTTTCATCTTGACATCAACTGGTGTGTCTTTCATCGTCTTGAAGGCTTCCAGAATCCTCTCTTTTATCAATCGAGGTGGTTCGGTCAAGATTTTTCTTTCAATTAATTCGACAGGTATTTCTTTCCCATCGTATGTTATCAAACGAAGTTCAGTTATTATATACGGTTTCATTATATTAGGGCTTAAATGGTTCTTCAAATGATAATTCCTCGTAAGAAACATCATCTTTGCTTTCCCTATCTGAATTTAAACAACACACAAAGCGACACGCATCATTGTTAAATACGCACCTTCTGCATCTCACCGAACTGCTTGATGATTCCGCTTTCTTAGCTATTATTTTGTGCTGTACGTCTAAACAGTCTACGTAGATGAATATTTCTCCCTCTTTTATTGTTTTCGTTCCTGATAGATCTTCAAATGTCAGCGTTTTCATTTCGTTTTCTTCGTCTTGCTTAAATTCATTCTCTACCGGAAGTTCCGCACATATCACATCATCTCTTTTATTATATCTTTCCAGTGAAGAACACATAACATAATCACAGCTAAACGGAGTTTTTGCATCAATAAAGAAACACCCCTCGCATGAACTATTTTTTGACGGAACACATTGCAATAAGTGATACTTACCGTCTTTATCTATTAACTCCATCTTTTCACCTACCTCTAAGTATAACGGCAGGCATGATAAATCTAATCTTTTCATAACTTCACTTGTTTATAGGTTTGACACTTTCCCGTAGCCATATCGACACATCGCATAAGCGGGCATATCTTTTTAAACTCCTTTTGCCGGAATAGGCATTCCCTGCATGATATTACATTGTTACCTTCCATTGCTTGCACTCTTATCGTTTCCCCTGTCACTGGGTGATCTATTGTGAAGGTATCATATAGTTCTACGCTTTTAAATTTTCCCATCTGATACCCTCCTAAATGTTAGTTGTGTTTCATCGTCTATTGTTGTGCAACGTACTCCCCAACACAAAAAGCCTAATTCACCATCACAAAAACAGCACTTCTCACATGCTTCCCTATCTTTCGATACCAGTGCTTTCACTTTTCGATCTATCCCCTTATTTGGTACTTCCGCTAAAAATATTTCTCCTTCTTCCGGAACAAACGTACCTTTGCCTGATATAGATAATCTACGCATTTTCTCAGATTTAGCCACATACTTTTTAACTAAATCTTTCTGCGCTTCAAGTTCTTTGTTTGTCATTCTCCCGTCTGCACATCTCGTTTTCCTCCGCCAACAATTTTCCGTTTGCTCTCTCAGACTTCAATTCATCTACAATACCTCTCACAGAGCTACATTCAACTTCTTTCAGCATTGAGAAAATTTCATCAACTATAAACTTATGATGTCTTTCCGCATTATCTCTTTCTTTTTCAGCTTCCAATCTCCTTGCCGCTTCTTTCCTCCATTTGTTAAGCAAATAATTGCTTTTCTGTTGTTCCTTCTTATATCTATCACATACATACGAATAGTCCTCTTTCAGCTTTTCAAGTTCCTGGGAGACTTTCACCTGCTTTCTTTCAGTTCCGGTTATATCGCATACCAGTTTGTGAAATTCGTCACTCTCTGTTAGATACTCTAAAACGGCTGCTTTTGCGTGATCTGTTAAAGACATCTTTGTTACCTCCGGACTAATTCTACTTTTAACAAATAATGTTCCCGTTGATACATACTGTCCTACTCCAAGCTCTTTCTTTTCCATTTCTGTTAATTTTGATAGTTAAATTCATCTTCTATATTGGATAATCTTTCTTCAATCCATTCTTTTACGGAGTCATCTCTACCGTTCAAGGTTTCAATAATTTCATAAATTAATTTTCTAAGTTCAATTATTTCCTCTTCCATGATTAACGTTTTTGAATTAATAGTATTTTTATAGTCCAACATCAAGCCTAAAAGCGTTTATAAGTTCAGGACATACATAAAGATCTCCCTTTCGATTCTCTATCATAGATGATACTGCAATGTATTCATTGTTTGTTATTTTAATATATCCTCTCTCATGCAACCATGTAACAAAAAGAAATATTTCAATAGCAGATCCCAAAAGTTGATTAACCTCCTTTTTTTTAGTAGTATCAATAGGTTTATTATACTTTGGATCAACATATTTATCGCACATTTCAAGAATAAATTTCCTTTTACGCTGCTCACTACATTCCAATTGCTCGCAAATATTCTTTATCCATTCTTTCATAACTAATTATTCTTTATCATCTTTCCAATGCCTCATCCAAAGAAACTTTGTTGGGCGTTTTTAGGTAGTTATAACCGCCATTTCTAACTATCTTCATATTACCAATAAAAGCAGTCTCAAAACCAAGTTCTTTCAATTCTAAATATTTCTTTTTACTCATTTGGTTAGAAATGACATGTGATTGACCATAAGCATTTGGTTTTTTCTCTTTAGCATAAAGATTTACGGCTATCTCTCCGCCTCTGGTACGGAATATAGAATTATATTTAAGAGGAATAAAAACTCCTTCTTCCTCTATTCCGTTTATCTCTTCCCTTGTAATAATAGCATTATTGAATGATGTAAGCTTTAATAATATTTGATAGTCTACCATTACTCCTCCTTTTTAAAATTTAGTTTTTCAAGCTTTTCGATCTGCTTTTTTAAAGAAGCAATCTTTTTAACTCTCATTTCTTCAGCTTTTTCAATTGCTTGTGATTCAACAGTGAAAGCTTCTGACCCAATATAATATCTATTATAATATACTTGCGTATAATATCTGTTATCTATAGGAGATTTGTATAATTCGGTATCAACTTTTTCTATACCTGTAGATAAGGCATATTTTGTTATATATACTTTAGCCATGTAAACCTCCTTATCTCGTTAAATTTTTCCCACTAAAACATGCTAACCATATAATTACGCATGCACCAAATAAGATACTTCCCATGATTTTTTAATTTATGTTGTTTTCTACAACGGGTTTATAAACTTCTATAAGGGCTTTGTTTTTATTTACTATACCATCAATAGCAAAGTTGTTGGTATAGTCTATTCTTCCCTTTGTAAACAGCTCAGCGGCTTCCTCTGCATTATTGGCGTCATTAAATGGATTCAAAATATCTCCGTTGACCATTATAAACCCATTAACATTGCTCGCGTCAATATTGTAAAGTTGGTTCAAATCAATATTGTCAATATTACATCTTTCAAGCCTATTTATTTTAACCGCAAATGCAATATTTGTTTTAGCTTGAAAATGATTTGATCTAATATTATAGATTCGGCTCTCCTCTATCTGAGTCTCTAATGCTTCTATTCTACTGGTTAGATCTTTGTTAACTCCGTTAAAATAATCAATGGTAACTATAAGACTAATAGTAATAATTCCGATAGCCGTTATTAATGCGTATGTAATATATTTCATTTTTGGCTCCTTTCTTTATTTAATTCGTTCGATTTTACTTGTAATTCAAGTGTTTTTGGATGTCCCATTTGCGTATCAATAAATTCTATTATATAGAGATTGTTCTCTTTTACGCCAAATATATCTTTTATGATATAATATGTTTTGATTTGATACCTTTTTTCGGGATATTTGATCCTAAAATAATTTTCCACTAAATTTACTTTATTCATAATTCTTTTTATTTTTAAATAAATCGCAACCTTTTGTATTATTGCTTACTGACAAATGATAATCTTTATCCCAGCTTTCAGTTCCATGTCTTTTCAAGCAAATAGCTTTATACATAAAATGATCCAATTTAAATGAAAGCAAATGCTTTTTTTCAAGTCTAATAGCTTTAGAATAGCATATTCTATGCACACAATTCAGGCACTTATCTTTGTCTTTTTCACTTATTTTATTCTTTTTATTACGCCTATACAATTCTTGGCGCAACTCTTTATCTGTATATTTTGATAATTCGTTCATTTCATTAATTTTTTTAATTTACGATACATTGCAGCCGCGCGAATGTTATTATACTGCATTCCTGTAGCTGTCTTTTGCCCCAAAGCATTGAGTTTTTGCGCTATATCCTGCCATTCTTCGCAGTTTTTAGGCTCTCCTTTATCTTTTATCCATTGATTTATAAAAGTCCAAAAGAACGCGTTATTTGCATTTGCTTTTGCATTCTCTTTTCTTTTGTTCGCAGATTCGTTTCTTATTTCATTTAGGGACGTTTCCCTGTCTGCTCCTGTGTTTTTCCCCCAAAGATCATCCGTTCCGCCTATTGCTTCGTTTCTTGCTTTTTTTGCAGCAAGCCCGGCTTTTGTTCTTTGTCTTATGTTCTCAACCTCGATTTCAGCCGCTAAAGATAAGGCAAATAATAAGGCTTTTCCGCCTATAGATTTGTTTTCTATGACAGTACCGTCTTTGCATTGAATCAATGTTATATCTTTTTCTCCGGCATAACCAACAATTTGAAAGAGATCCGACATACTTCTACCCAAACGAGATAATTCTGAGACATAAATAACAGAACCTTTATCACATGATTCTAATAACTCATGCAACTTTCTTTTTGTGTGCTTGACTGTACCGGATATTTTTTCCTGTACAGTGTATAAATCACATGATTCATTTATCCGCTTCAAATATTGTCTTATACATTCAAATTGTTGTGCAAAATCTTGTTTATCGGTTGAGCACCTTAAATATATTGCTTTCATGGATTTATTGTTTATACAGTTATTACAACTTGACCTTATTATTTGCACACCCACGCATTGCCGGATACCCGCGCATTGCCGAACACTCGCGCAGTGTCGAACACTCGCGCAGTGCCGGATACTCGCGCATCGTCGGATACCTGCGCATTGTCGGACACCCACGCATTGTCGGACACCCACGCATTGCCGAACACTCGCGCAGTGCCTAACACCCGCGCATTGTCGAACACTCGCGCAGTGCCGAACACCTGCGCATCGTCGGATACCCGCGCAGTGTCGGACACCTGCGCATAGCCGTACACCTGCGCAGTGCCGAACACTCGCGCATCGTCGGATACCCGCGCATTGCCGTACACCCGCGCATCGTCGGATACCCGCGCAGTGTCGGACACTCGCGCATTGCCGGATACATTCGCATAGCCGAACACCTGCGCATCGTCGGATACCCACGCATTGCCTAACACCCGCGCAGTGCCGAACACCCACGCATCGTCGGATACCCGCGCAGTGTCGGACACTCGCGCAGTGCCGGATACATTCGCATTGCCGAACACTCGCGCAGTGTCGAATACCTGCGCATTGCCGAACACCTGCGCATCGTCGGATACCCGCGCATTGCCGGATACCCACGCATCGCCGGATACCCGCGCATCGTCGGATACCCGCGCAGTGTCGGATACCCGCGCATTGTCGTACACCCATGCATTGCCGAACACCCACGCATCGCCGTACACCCATGCAGTGCCGAATACCCGCGCATTGCCGGATACATTCGCATCGCCGAATACCTGCGCATTGCCGTACACCCGCGCATCGTCGGATACCCGCGCAGTGTCGGACACCCACGCATTACCTTCTTGACTTAAGTTTTCTTCTTTTTCGATATATCCTCCAAGTTCTCCTTCTTTTGCATACTCGAACGTCTTCGTACATTTGATTTGGTACAACTTTGTTCCAAACTCGTTTACTACATACTTTTCTGTTAGTTCAAATTTCTTTTCCATGATTTTGTTTTTAATTGTTTATTGAATTATTATTTCTTAAAATTAAATGAAAGTATATGTAAATTCAAACCTTCACATCTACAAACAAAAGTTTTAGTATTTATTCTTCTACGTTTCATGTTATTAAAAAAATGGTTTTATTAGTTTATTACTTTACTTCTAAGTCCCTAAGAATGTTTGTCGCACGTTCGTCCCCGTTCTCAGCCGCTTGCACTAAAGCCTCGTAATGTGATAGCTTGCTTCCACCAAAAACGTGTGCAGAACGCAAAAGCATTAATAACTTTGAATGACTGATCTTTTCTCCTTTATAAATGTAAGTTGTCATATTATATCCTCCTATTATTACGCTTTATTCATTAGTTCTATAATACTATTTTTAAGGTGCGGTCCGCTCCAACATTGGCACACAAAACCGCCGCCAAAATCCCTCCCTTTGTATTTCCTAAATCCTAAATATTTTGCTCTTTTGTGTGCGATTCTATATTGTTCCTCAATAGACAAATTAGATTCATCAGGTTTAACAAATGTGAGAAAATGCACTATTACGCGAGGGTTTCCGTAAATATCACATTTTGCAGAATACAATTCTATATCAGTCATTTTCATAATTTAATCTCCTATTCTTAAAAGTTTGCAAATCGTTTATCAATTAGTGAAATATATAATAAAGTGTAAAAATAACATCTATAATACAAACCGTTATTATAGCACTACCAAAAAAATCTTTATCCTCCATCATTGTGATATTTAAAGTTATCCTACTATGTGAATTTCTCCGTTATAATAATACTCCATTCCGTTTAATTCGTAAATAGGAATATAGTATGAATTAAATCGGTTTCCTGCGTCGTAAAAACCTACAAATGTAAATCTTTCACCGTTGTAATTATCCAAAATGTCCATCTCTCTATATCCGAAAGGATTGTTTTTTCTTTCTTTTCCCATTGGAGTTTTATAAAGGTTATACAGCCATTTAAATCCTTTTTCACTTTGTTCATCTGTAACCTCTATAATTCTATCACAACCAGGATAGAAGTTAGCAGCGTCGCTGTCACCGTTGTTGGCGCGTCTCTTTAAAAGAAGAATTTCTTTTTCTGTGATAATTCCTTTTTCCTCAATGTTTTTAATCAAATCAATTGTTTTCATAACTCTATATGCTTAAAGGGTTTATATTTAATATTTATTGCTCCTAATGTATGAAGACTACATTAAAGCGGTTGAGTACTACCTTTATTCCTCAACCTTCTCTTTTATTCAGAAACACCACCCAAACAGCGTAAAGGAAACGAAAAAAAGTCAAGCACATAGATATAACAAGTATATCTACACACATAACGCCTAAATACTTCTTTATACATCGAAGAATAAAAGAAAAAATACGATGATAACATTATAACATAACGCTTATGAATGTTGCTTATTTGAATGGTAGTAAATAGAACCTGTAACCAGTCTTACAGGTTTGTCAGTATGGAAGTAAATGAAAGAACTACTTTAGAACTTTAAGAGAATCTTTATCTCTTTGTTTCTGATACAAATATAGGTGTTATATTCGGAATAGCCAAACAACAACACGTAAAAAGACAGATAGATAACACCTATTAACAACAAAAGAACATATTAAAGGTTTGTTAACTGTAAATACCAACAAAATCGAAGATTTTACACTATAGTGTTTATATGAATATACAATGTAATATATTACGTAACGTAGTGAAGTATATATATTACTTGGATATTTATATATAACACGATATAATATTAATATTAATATATATATAATATAGACAATACACAATGTTACCAAGCGGTAACAAAGAGTCAATAGAATAAATCTATGACGAGCATTATTATCATAGAAAAAATAAATGGAACTTTAGAGAAAGAATAAAAGAGGGAGAAGAAGAAAGCAATAAAGATACAATCAAAAGAATAACAGAAAGAGAAATGGAAAGAATGAAAATAAGGCAAAAAGAAAATGCAAATGAAGAAAGTACCAGGATGGAGAATGAAGGAAAAGAAAGAGACAAAGAAAAAAGAGCGGAGCGGGTATAGTTTAGGCGGGCTCGCGCCCTTTCTCGCAAGAACACCCTCCAAATGATGAAAAAGCGCCTCAAAAAGCGTAAATATTGCTTTTCTACGTGCTTCAAGCTTTATATTTTAACTCCCAAAACACTAAACGAACGAATAAGACGCGTTTTAAGGCCAAATTAGGCGATATTTCACACCAATGTATACAGATATACCATTTTAGTATAAAAGTCTCTATTTTGCCAATGTATTAGCGTACTCGTCGATGTTTGACCTCCTTTTGTTGCTGGATATCCCGTCGGGACTCCCCCTCCCCCGCTTTCGGATATTGGGCTCAGTCTACTCTTTCTCGAAATTTTTTTACTTTTATTTTTTTTATTTTTCTGAAAATCAATATGTTATTCATATTTTTTATGTATTCTATTCTTTTATTTTCTCTTCATTTATTTTGTATTTCCCAATTTCTGTCTATATTTGCATTGTGTTTATCCATAGTGCACTGTTTCGTCTTGAATGGGGCTACTGCACTTTAAAAGAGTAGAGGATTTCGTTTTTCGCGTTATCCTCTTTTTTTCTTTTTAAATTTGCCGATTTAGCCGTTTCCTCCATCTTCGTCCAGTGAGTTTATCGTTTACCCTTTAAATAAGGCTAATATTCTCGTGTTTTAGCCATTTTCTATGTACATGTGATAGTTCCCTTATGTTTGTGAGAGATCGTTAAAATTTGGGCTTTATATTGCGTATTTGGAAATTAGTTCTTACCTTTGTGGCGTTGTTAGATTCTTCATCACTTTTCTTTCAATATATGCGGGCGGACATTGGATTTATTTCTGATGTCCGCTTCTTTTTTTTGTGTATGTGTTAAATTAGAGTTAAATACTAAATTGCGTATTGCGAATTACTAAATTGGTTTTATCTTTGCATCATAATCAAAACGATGAAAGAAATGAAATTTAATTTAGAGAAAGTTGGCGAAACTATAAACGCAAAAGAAACCATGAGTTCTATTGAAATTGCGGTACTCACGAGCAAACAGCATTCTAATGTAATGCGTGACATACGTAACTTGTTAGAACAAGGCGTTAGCCAAATCAATTTTGAATTGGCGGAATATTCGGATAATCAAGGAAAGCCAAGGCCATGTTACAATCTAACAAAGAAAGGTTGTTTAATTCTCGCTTCGGGTTATGACGCATTGTTACGTGAAAAGATTATCAATAGATGGGAGGAATTGGAGATGGAGAAGCGTTCAAACGTAATTCAATTGCCAGACTTTACAAATCCTGCTGAGGCAGCTATTGCTTGGGCTGAACAATATAAGGCGAAAGAGGCTGCTTTGCTTGAAGCAAAAGAGGCTAAAGATCACGTGAAGCTTCTCGTTCATAACGGCAAGACATATACATCGAGTGAGATTGCCAAAGAACTTGGGATGAAGTCTGCGATAGCTTTAAATAAGCTGCTTGAAGAAAAACGTATTCAGTATAAGCAGAACGGCACATGGTTGATGTATTCCGAGTACTCTGAAAAAGGATATACTTCGGTAAAACAAATACAGCTTGACAACGGAACGATTCAATATGATAGACGTTGGACTGGTAAAGGAAGAGATTTTATTATTAACTTATTAAAAACAAAGTAATTATGGAGAAAAGGATGTATGACATTAGTAGATTGGTAACTGTTCGTCACTATGCGGAGCTTCGCGGTGTTGTTCGCGAGACTGTGGCGCAATGGATTCGGAAAGATGCTGTTGATTCTGTTATGATAGACGGTGTTAGGTTTATAATCTTAAAGCCGGGTGAATATGAAGAATCTGAGAAAGTATAAACATATACGTCGTGCGCTGTTGTGTCAGCGATTGTTGTCTGCTGCGGCTGTTTTACAATATTACGAAGCTTACTTTAGAATTGTTGATTGTGCAACTTTGGCTAAAACTGGTGGTATTAGTTATTCTGACGCTGAAGATTTTTCTTATTTCATAGGAAATGTTTTTGGTTGTGACGTTAACCCGTCTGATTATGTTTACAGTCAGGATGAACTATCGAATGAAGCAATTGAAGCTTATAAAGATCTTCAAGAAGTTTTAGATAAATATGATGATTCAGGCAAAAGGATTATATCTGGCACTGCAAAACAGCTTTTTTATACAAAGTTCTATATGCGCCCTTATTGTCATTTCTTCATTGAGTATCTTCATCGCGTTCTTTTTTATGTGAATGATTCTCTGACTAATGGTGAAAAAGGAATTATAGAAGATTTAAAAGACGATAGTATCTGGTTTAATCTTTATAATGGCTATCATCACCAAATGGATACAAGATTGTTTAGAAAAGCATTAAATGATATTGATATGGTTTTCAATGAAAACATTAAAAAAGTAACAAAACGAATTTTGAAATGGGAAAAAGTTTAGAAGAAATTGCAAGCAGAGAACTTTGGCAAAGTTATGCAATTGTTGTTAATGGAGAATTTGCATATCGGCAGAATGCCATGCTGAATATGTTTTATAAGGGAGTTGAAGCTCAAAAAAGAAAATCCATCGAAGTCCTTTCATCTGTATTAGACAATCGGGTTCTTGACGTTGATAGAGATGGTATAATTGCAGAATTTGCAGAAATGTTGAATAACGAAAAAAAAGAAATATCTTATGAAAGTGAATGAAACCATTAATGTTCCTCTTTGGAAGCTTAAAGAAATAGCTAATACGCTTCGGATGGTAGCAAATGCGCTTGATTGTCCAAAAAGAGAATCATGTTTGGATCGAAATGTAATGCGTTCATGGAATAATGTAGTTGATATAATAAACGGAAAAGAAAGCTCTCTTCATGAAAATATAGACTACTATATGAAAGTTGGTCAGATTCCTAATATTAACGAATAATAGATAAGAAATGAGTGAAAATAAGAAACCATGCACCGAATTTCCATATCGCATATTTTAGGGCATGAATTCTTTAAGTATGGAGTACAGATTGTATGGCATCATGGTATGTCAGTATTGATTTGAAGGATATTATCGAATATTTTGATTTGAATTATAAAAAAATCGCGTAATTATGAAAATCGTATTTAACAGAAAAAGTTTAAATTCCGGACTTATAGTCGGAGGTGGTTATGCAGGCAGCAAGAAAATTCTTCCTATTTTGGGATGTGCTAAAATAACAATAAGAGGCAATGATTGCTGGATCATGTCTTATAATGGTAAAAATGCTATTAAAGCAAAATGCCCAGTAGAATCTTCGGAAGAAGATATTGTGTTTTGCATTGATTCTATAGAATTGAGAAAATATATTTCTTTGATCAATGATGATTTAATTGAAATCAATATTGAAGAAGAAAAAATAGATAAATATTCATATAAAGGCATTGCTGAGATTAAGACAGAGAATAGTTCGATTAAATTTCCTCTTGAAGATGCTCGCGAGTTTCCTGTATTAAAAATAGATACTACTACTGAATCTTTCCTTTTTGATGCAAATATGCTATTATATTGGATTGAAAAGAGCAAACCCTTTTTGTTGGAGGATGAATTTTTCCCAAACAAACAATGCGTGCATATCGTATTGTCCGAAGGTACTGCCAAAGTATACGCTTCTGAGGGACATAATATGTACTACGATACATATACAGATATTGATTATAAGGGAGAATGTACGCTTTCTATTGACAAGACTGCTTTTGATGGGTTAGAATCTGCTTTAAAATCAATTAAGGACAAGAATGTTAAAATAACAAATTCAGAAAACAATATGATGTTTGTTTGTGGAGATGTGATGGTTCTGATTCAAAAATTAGAGAAAAAAGCTCTTCCTCCATTTGACAGACTGATTAATCTTCCTGATAAGACATGTATCAATGTTGATAAGAAAGCATTAATTTCTGCCTTACGACGTACTTCTTTGCTTTCGGATAATATTAACAGCGTATGTGATGTAAGTGTTAGAGATAACAGCATTTATATCTATGCCGAAAACATTGACTATAATAAAAAAACAGAAGAATTGATACCTTTTGACTCTGATGGAGAAGTAGTTCCAATAACTCAAAGATTTAGTATAAGCTATCTTTCTATGGTAGTAAATTCTATTATGTGTGATAAGGTGAGTTTATGTTTTACAGGAGAAAGTACTCCCATTAAAATAAAAAACACAGAATATGATTCTGAACTTGCCATGACATGCCCATTCTGTTAATATATGAACAAATTTAAAAGAGGAGGTTAAATTCTCCTCTTTTTGCTCTTTTTGTTTGGTTATTGACAATTAACCATTATATTTGCAGAGTAATTTAAAATATTAAATATGGAATTAAAGATTTTTGAAAACGAGCAATTTGGACAAGTAAGAATTGCAATGAATGAGAATGGAGAACCAATGTTTTGTTTGGCAGACCTTTGTCTGGTATTAGATCTTACTCCAAGCAAGGTAGCCCAACGTTTGGGAGAGGATGTACTTTCAAAGTACCCCCTTTTAACAGCAGGAGGAATTCAACAAGCGAACTTTGTCAACGAAGACGGTTTGTATGACGTAATACTTGACTCCCGCAAGCCAGAAGCCAAAAAGTTTAGAAAATGGATTACTTCGGAAGTTCTGCCTTCAATCCGCAAAAATGGAAGTTATTCGGTTCAGCCTAAACTTCCAAGCTATGCAGAAGCGTTGAGGCAACTCGCTGACAAAGTTGAGGAGAACGAAAGGCTTCAAATTGAAAATAAAGAGATGAAGCCTAAGGCTGAATTCTTCGATACTGTTGCCGACAGTAAGACTGCAATATCCATGAATGATGTAGCTAAAGTTTTAGGTATTAAAGGAATGGGGCGAAACAATCTCTTTGAGTTTTTAAGAAATGAAAAGATATTAATGTCGAATAATGTTCCTTTCCAAATCTATGTTGATCGCGGATATTTTAGAGTTATAGAGCAAAAATACATGAAAAATGGAGAGCCATGTATGAACATTAAGACGCTTGTCTACCAAAAAGGAGTTGATTTTATAAGTAAAACCATTAAAAACAAAAGAAAGTAATATGTACGAAAATTTAGTTAGAATTAGCACTTATGCAAAAATGTTGGATTTGTCTAAAGAGATGATCCGAGTGAGAATCTTAAAAGGTTTAGTTAAGACCGTCACTATAGATAAAACCATTTTTATAAAACTAACCGATGAAGAATTAAAAAACAAAAAGCCATGAAGTTATTTAAAAGTAAATCAGAAAAAGAGAGCGTAAAAAACTTGATTCGCGATTTTTTCAATTCAGAAGAGTGCGACCTAAATCATGGGACTGATAAGATCGAATCTGATATTGAGTCTTTGAAAGTTCGGGTTCATAGATTAGAATGTTCCACAAATAGTAATAATGCAAAAGATAATCTCAATAATTTAAATTATTATTATTGCGCATTTCAGTTACCCGATGGACGTAAAGGAGGAGTAGGATATAAAACACATGGCGAATATTTTAATATCACTCGTGTGGCAAAAGAGTTAAGCATAAGGCATAACAAATTGGTTGTAATTATTTTTTGGGCTAAAATAGATAAAAAACAATATGAAGAATATGATAAATTTGCAAGAGATGAACAACATGGAGGAATTATTAAATAGTTTGCCTATAACTATTACTTCCGCACCTGATTCTAAATGGATGCTCAATTCTGATACTGTAGAATTTGAGTTAAAGATACAAGTCAAACCATATTTTATTAACATTGAATATTCTTATGAATTGAACCATTTGCGATATATATTATTTACGGTTAAAGAATCTTTTTATAGAAGGACTATATCGAAATCTATAAAAACTGCTATTGAAAGAGCTTTAAAGACAATAAGAGAGGAGGGATACTAACATGGAGAATAACTATATTAAGAAATTGGTGTTGGAAGAAGAGAAGAAAGGCAATATTGTATACAATACCCCATTCGGTTTGCGTAGTGCGAAATTAGACACTTTCTTGTCGCAGAGTACTGAGAGTATACTTTATGATTTAAATCGCGATTTTGGGACGATATTAGCGCAAATAGACGATGTTAAATGGGTCAATGATTACGCGCTGTCTAAAGTCGTCATAGAACTAAAGAAAAGATTAGCTGAGGCGGAAGAAAAATTAAAGGAGAAAATGGATAATAACAAATAAAGTGCTATCTTTGCAGTACTAACAAGAGATGGGTAAGTATGGATTAGCTAACATACAATGAGGTCTGCATTCCTTCCCATCTCTTCTCTTTTAAATGCAGATAAAAAACAGGGAAAAGGTATTTTTTTTTATTAATTAAATGCAGAAATTATGAAATACAACATTTTAGACTTCAATCAAGAGGCTGTGCTATCTATTTATAAAATCATTAAAGATAAAAAGGGAAAGGATAGAAAGATAGCATTAGATGTATCTGATTTACTAATAATACAGGTAATTGCAGATATTATACATCGTGATAAATTTACCAAGCAAATCATAGACGATAAACTTTATTATTGGATAACATATAATCTTATTCTTGAAGATTTACCAATATTGGATATAAAGAAACAGGCTTTATCTGATAGAATAGATAAGATGGTAGAATTAGGCATATTAGAAAAAAAAATATTAAGGGCGCAAGGTCAAGGCACATTTACATCATTTCGCTTGACTGGTCTATATGAAAAAATTAAGTATTCAACCACATCATGTTATGACACTCAACTACAAGAGGGGGGTCGTAGTCAACTACAAGAGGGGGGTCGTAGTCAACTACAAGAGGGGGTCGTAGTCAACTACGAACCAAAAGACTATAATAATACTAATAACTCTTCTACTAATAAACAAAATAAAGAAATTTATAAAGAAATTGTTGATTTCTGGAATAACAGTACCAAATCGTTTGCTAAAGTCCATGTTATTTCTGAGAAAATAAAGTCAGCCATTAATTCAAGAATAAGGGATGGATATTCGGTTGATGATATTAAAAAAGCTATATTGCTTTGCGAGTCTTTGCCTGATTTCTACAAAGGAGGAGATAATGGTAAAGCATGGAAAGCAAGTTTCATGTGGCTTATAAGCAATACAAAAGGCAATTTTGACTCCATATTATCAGGAGCATTGCATAATTCTCCTTCTGCTAAAAGAGACTATGATATGATTATCAATTTGGGAGACAAGGCTTATAAAGAGGCATACACTCCATCATGTGATGGTATATCACTGTTTTGGAATGATAACATCAATGCCTATTGTACAACTAATAACCCTGAATGGGGCGTATATGATGGATATAAACCTAACGAACGTCCTAATGGTGCAACAGTATATTGTCAGGGAGTGTATTATAATTGGAATTCAGAAAAAAAAGAGTGGAAAAGAAAACCATTGAACCATGAATAACGAAGAAATAAAAAAGAGCCTTACTCTATTCAGAAATGATGGAGAATTATTCGAAATACGACTTTTTAATCCACTAAACAAGAATGACATCTATTCAGGCGTGTTTAGAGACGCAAATAAAGCCGTAGAATCAATTCAAAGGTTCGATGATAGGTACAACATCTATTTTACCTTTAACGAGCTAAAAAACGCCTTAGATGGCCTGCCGCAGTTTAACACTATGGTGAAAGGTGCACCTGCGATTAAGGATGCTGATATTCAAAAAAGACGTTGGGTGCTTATTGATTTTGATCCAATACGTGAAGGTGGCGTAAAGGATGTAGCAAGTACTGATGAAGAGAAGGAATGTTCTCGCAAGACAGCAAACGCAGCAAGAACCTTTTTGAAAGCAAACGGGTTTAATTATCCAATTGTTTGCGAATCTGGTAATGGATACCATTTGATGTATAAGGTGGATTTGGATAATACCGATGAAAATACAACTATCATCAGGGATTTTTTGAAGTACTTATCTTCCAAGTTTACTGATGACCATGTTGATGTTGATGTGAAGGTATTTAATCCAGCGAGAATAACAAAGCTCTATGGCACGTATTCGAGAAAGGGAGGCAATACGCCTAATAGACCACATCGAATTAGCAAAATATTAGTCGTACCGCAAGAAATTAAAGAGAATGATATATCTTTATTCAAAAGACTCGCTGATTATATTCCTAAAATAGAACCAATAGTTCGATTTAATAACGGTAATAGGGAACAATTTGATATTGATAACTTTATCAGTAAGCATGGAATAAAAGTACATAAAGAGACATTGCTTGGTGATGGAACAAGAAAGATCATATTAGACGAATGCCCATTTGATTCTTCGCATAAACATCCTGATTCGGCTATTTTTGTATCTAAAGACGGCATAGGTTTTACTTGTTTTCATAATTCATGTAGCCAATATACTTGGAGGGATTTGCGCTTAAAATACGAGCCTAATGCGTATGATGTTACTCCAAGAAATAATATCCAATATGGGAATAATAACTATCCAACTCATCCAAAAAAAGAAATAAAAATTAAGGAGGAGACAAAAGAATTAGGCAAGAAATGGTTTAGCATGAAGGATATTAAAAAGATAAATCTGACAGAAATCATAAGTCTAAAAACAGGTTTCCATGTCTTGGATAGGGCTATGGTTGGGTTAAATCTTGGAGAAGTATCTATTTTGTCTGGGAGTAATTCCAGTGGAAAATCATCATGGCTAAATACATTAATTCTCAATGTTGTAAATCAGGGATATAAGGCTGCATTGTGGAGCGGAGAATTACGTCCAGATATTCTAAAAACTTGGATTCAAATGGTTGCCGCAGGCAGTAGGAATTTAGTTGAACGAATACCTGGCGCTGGAAAGTATGATGTTTTGCCTGCTGCTGCTGAAAAAATAGATAATTGGCTTGATGGGAAGTTCTTTTTGTATAATAACGAGTATGGATCTAAGTTCGCGCAGCTTTTTAACGACATGAAAGAAATGGTTGATAATGGCGTAAAGCTTTTGATTCTTGATAACTTGTTTTCTCTTGATATTGATTTATTTGATGGAGATAAAAACAATAAGCAAAAAGAGCTAATTTTGAAAATATGCGAGTTTTCTAAAAAGAATCAAATCCATTTAATTCTGGTCTGCCATCCACGTAAACAAGTTGAATTTCTAAGAAAGGATTCAATTAGCGGAACAGCCGATTTAACAAATGCTGTTGACAATGTATTTATAATCCATCGAGTTAATAATGACTTCATTAAACGTGGAGGAGAGTTTTTAGGGAAGGATAAGGTTGCCGGATATACTGGATTTGGAAACGTAATAGAGGTGGCTAAAAACCGAATGTATGGTGTAGTAGATTATTTGGTGGGAATGCACTATGATATACCAAGCCGAAGGTTCAAAAATGAAGAAAATGAAGATATACATTATGGATGGGAAGAATCCCCTAAACCTTATTCTTTTACATATTCTCAATCCGAATCATGGCATAATCAAGAAACGAGAGATATTAATCAAAATAAGGATAATGGATTGCCATTTACAAGTGGAGATGAAAGTTGTCCTTTTTAAAAAAAAATATAGATATGACAGATGAAGAATTATATCAAAGTACTATTGACTACATACAAACTTATAGACGAGTTGGAGCGATAGAAATAAGATGTTTATATAGAGTTGGAATACCAGCCATGAGTATTTTACAAAACAGTAAGTCACTGGATGATTTTTTACTGAAAATAGAAGTTGAATGGGATAGAGTATTGGATTTAAAGTAATAATTGCTATATTTGCGGTATAAAACAGACTAACAATGATAGATTTAGAACAATTTAAAAAAAACGCTATAGAAAGAGGTCTCTGTCAAGGTTATACTGACAAATGGACTTCTGAAAAAAGCAATAGAGAATTATTTGAAATTGCTTGTGATGCTAATGGAGCAGAATTTATGGCTGCTTCTGTTGCCGAGGGGTGGGGTGTATCCCCTGAATATTTTGCAAAGAAATTTAAAGCCTATGTAAATGGGAAGTATATTTGCGAATATAAAAATGATAAGGGGCATGGATATACTGGGGCTATGCTATGTGAATACAACGACGATAACTTTGAGGTTTCTACTACTCTTTTGTGTATATTATATAGTAATACAGATCTCAAAATAAAACCCAATCATTTTTGCAAAATCTTTATTGCTGGTGATAGTAGGATAGATATAAGCATTGGAGCAAATAGCAGATGTTTTATTTATGTATATGGCGGCTCGCCTTTAATTACAGGAGACGTAATTAATAGCCGCGTTATAGTTGAACGAATAATTCCGAAAGACGATGAGTGATCCGGTTTTTTATATGCAAGAGATAGGGAAGCCAACAACGCAACCCGTTAAAAACTTAGAGGTAGATTTCCCTGGTATGAAGTATGTGTCATGCAAAGGGCTATCCACTAAGGGTAAGCCAAGAGTTTATTCAGAAGTATTTCCTGAAAGCAATGGAAGTAATTACTACATACCAGATACTCCAACGGTAGATGCTACAGATATTGAATTCGTGTTTGCATTTATAGGAGTCAATCGTCGTGATACTTTCGACAATTTTTATAATTATGTTCTTGGGAAAAAAATATTGTATTGGGATACTATCAGAAAAAGACAAGCAGAGATTATTCTCTCTGATAAAGTAGAGCCATCTTCGGATTATCTGCATGGAAACTCCCCATATATTTTAGCAACATTTAAATTTACTAATATCAACGGTCTTACGACTATTAAAAACTAACAATGACACTTATATACGTCCCAACACCAAGTAAATAGTTAAATAAACTAATATAGTTGTATTTTAGTTTATCGTTCACTATATTTGCACTGAATCAATAGAAATAAGCTATGTTACGAGCCTATAAATACAGATTACATCCTACAAAAGAACAGAAGATTTTCTTTGCGAAGTCTTTTGGATGTGCGAGGTATGTATATAATTGGGCTTTGAACAAACGCATTGAAGCATATCAGACAGAAAATAAGCGGATAAATTCTATTGATCTGTGCAAGATGCTTACAGGTTTGAAAAAGGAAGAGGGAATGGGGTGGTTAAAAGAGGTGTCAAACGAATGCCTGCAACAGTCAATCCGTAATCTTGATTCCGCTTTTACGAGATTCTTTAGGGAAAAGAAAGGATTTCCTAAATTCAAGTCAAAGCATGATAATAGACAGTCGTATAAAGCTATCAATTCAGTAGTGGTTGACTTAGACAGCAACAAGATAAGACTCCCAAAGATAGGATGGGTAAAGTTTGCAGCTAACCGTGCATTTGAAGGGAGAATAACCTCAGTCGTAGTATCAAAAACTCCTACTGATAAATACTATATTAGCGTATTGGTAGATGATGATAAAGATTTTCCAGCTAAGGAAAACATAACATATGACGGGACTATTGGGATTGATGTAGGTATTAAAGACTTTGCAGTATGTTCCAATGGTGATGTGTATAAGAATCCAAAATACTTGGAGAAATCAACAGTCAAACTAAAACAACTGCAAAGACGTTTCAGTAAGGCTAAAAAAGGAGGGAATAGACGTGAAAGAATTAGAAAGAGGTTAGCAAGACAATATGAGAAAGTAACCAACCAACGGACGGACTATCTTCACAAGATTAGTACTAAACTCGTTCGTGAAAACCAAGCGATTATTATAGAGGATTTGAACGTCAAAGGTCTGATGAAGAATCATCATTTAGCCCGTTCAATAGGTTCTGTTGGTTGGTCTACTTTCTTTTCCATGCTTGAATACAAGTGCAAATGGTATGGAAAGACTTTGATTCGCATCGGTAGATTTCAGCCTTCATCTAAAATGTGTGGATGTGGATATGTAAACCGGGGAATGAAACTATCTGACCGTACATGGACTTGCCCTAAGTGTGGAATAGTAAATGACAGAGACTTAAATGCAGCACAGAATATTAAACGATTCGGACTGCAAGAACAGAATTTATTAACAGAACCGGTGGCACACCGGGGTTCGGACGGTGAGAACCTAACTATGGACGAACGTGGCGAAAGTCACCTAAGAAGTAGCGGTTCGGTGAAACGTCAAAATAGACAAGTGTAAACTTGGATATAAGTGCCCTAACAAGAAATGAAGAACTTTGAAGACGTAAAAAAACATTTTAAAGAAAATTATTATTCTAAAGATATTGTATCAAAAGCTATTGGTTATTTGATAGCTCTTAATGTAATGAATGACGGAGACGGACTTATTTACAGATCAGGAGAATGTAATAGAACTTTTAAGGATTTCACAGACTGGTTTAATGGGAAAGAAAAATCTCAGGAATTGTTAAGTCTTGAAAGAATAGGTAAAGCTGTTTCAAAGGAAATGGATTTCTTGAGTTCTGATGAATATAAAATTTCGGCTTTTACCTTAAATGCAAGAAATGTCAGTTATGCGATTAGCTTGCGTCGTATTTATGATGAAGTAATAAAAGCATGTGATGAAATTAAAGCGTTGTAATGCTATTGTATATGTCATCATCATATCATTAGTGGTAATAGCAATTGTCCCGTATTTTAATAAACCATTAGAGAAGCCTACTACGGTTTTTCAGACAGATACGGTTTGGATAGTAAAATACGATACTCTTGAATTAGTATCTCCAATATTTAAAGAAAAAAAGATTGTTGATACAATTTACATATATACCCCTGACTCTTCTAAAATAATACTTCCAATAGAACAGAAATATTATAAAGAAGATGGTAGATATGAAGCTTGGGTGTCGGGGTATAATCCTTCATTGGATAAAATAAACGTCTTTAATAAAACGGAATATAAGACCATAACAAATACGGAAACGAAAACCATATATCCCCCTAAAAAAACACAAGGGTATCTTTATGGACAAGTTTCTTACTTTGATCAGAACTATATACCAACTTTAAACGTTGCTATTACATTCCCAAGAGGATTTTATTTAAATGGTGGTATAGGAGTCTTTGGAAATAAGCCCGTATATAATATTGGCGCAGGATATAAAATCTGGTAACAGAAATCTTTAGTTTTAATTTTATTCATAATTGTTTTGGGCGGTGAGACTTGGTTCTTGCCGCTTTTTTTATAAAACAATGTTAAATCCTGAAAATATTATCTTTTTATTTGGCGGTATATGGTAATTAACGCTATATTTGTACTGTTAAACCAATAAACAATAAATAACATGAAGTTAGAAAATCTTATTAAGGTCAAAAATTACGCTGACATGAAAGGTGTTACCGTACCATGGATTTGGAGATTAATCAAAAGAGAAAAATTAGAATGTACATACATTGATGGAATGTGCTTTATTGTATTGTCTGATGAAGAATTGAAAGACTACAAAAAGTTTAGAGAGACGCTTAACTCTTTGTTGAGCAAATAATAATAGTACTAATCATTAAAAATCAAAATTATGTCAGAAATTAAAGTATTTGAAAATTTAGAGTTCGGAAAGGTAAGAGTATCAGTCGTTGACGGTGAGCCTTTATTTTGTTTGGCTGATGTGGCGAAATCTCTCGGTTATTCAAATCCGGCAAAGGCTGTTATAGACCATTGTAAGGGGGTTACCGTTTTGGAAACCCCTACTCAAAGTGGTGTGCAACCTATAAAGTACGGGAAAGAAGGGGAAGTATATAGATTAACAATGAAATCTAAGCTTCCTAATGCAGAAAAGTTTCAAGATTGGGTATGCAACGAAGTATTACCTTCGATCCGCAAGCATGGTGCATATATGACAGACAATGTGTTGGAACAGGCTATCTCTAATCCAGACTTTATGATTGGTCTGTTGCAAAATCTGAAAGAGGAAAAAAAGAAAAGGATTGAGGCTGAGGCTAAGATTGAGGTTGATAAACCTAAAGTTCTGTTCAGTGAAGCGGTGACTACTTCCAAAACTTCTATCCTAATTGGAGATTTGGCTAAAATTATCAAGCAGAATGGAGTAGAAATGGGACAAAATAGGATGTTTTCTTGGTTAAGAGATAATGGTTATCTAATAAAAAGAAAAGGATCTGATTTTAATATGCCAACTCAAAAAAGCATGGAGATGAAATTATTTGAGATTAAGGAAACAGCTATAACTCACAGTGATGGACATATTACCATAAATAAAACTCCAAAAGTGACTGGTGCTGGACAAGTGTTCTTTGTTAATAAGTTGTTGAGTCGCAATTAATAATACTACTCGGTTGTAAATACGACTTAAAAAAGTTATATTTGTGGCGAATTCATAATTTAAAATATAAAAATCATGGTAACAAGAGAAGATGAATCTTTGATAGACATGTTGCTTTATGCAAAAATATCGGAACTTCCCGATGAATATGATGGCTCTAAAGTATGGGCACAGGCAATTGTAAAACTGAAACGTAAATCTGGTTGTGAGGATTATGTTATAGCAGAACATGATTTCTTTTCATGGGAGGAAATAAATGTAAAGAAAGAATCTCCCGACAGAGGCATTCCACATAGTGTATTAGCTATTTATCCCTATTTAAGCCTCGGTGCTTCTGATACTCCGGCTGTTGAAACCAAAGAGGATATTATCAACTTTATCAGTCAAAGAGAGCGTGTAGAACGAGATAGCCTAATCGGGCTTGACAACGATACACTGAAAAAACGTTTGTTAAATATCTGCATTAAAGAGAAAATTAGTAGGTTCAACGGAAGAAAAACTACTACTGATTACATGTTAGGCGTAGAAGATCCTGAAAATCCCACAGAAAGCAAAGCAATAGATAAATCTGCTGCCTCCGAAGTTGATACTGAAACATTAGACGAATCACCCAAAAGAAGAGGACGCAAACCTAAAACTGAAAATGATGGAAACTAAAACTAAAGAAGAATTGAACAAAGAACTACGCGTTAAGATCGCAAAGCTGAAAGGGCTTTGCGATAACGCACATTATGGTGAGAAATTAATTAATGACATCTTATCAATAAAGGAACAATTATGTGTTGAACCTACATTGATACATGTGCCTTGTTCTGAAACCCAAAAAGAACTTGATTTTGAGAGTTTTAAATTGTATGAAACAAAGTCTGGGATAATAGTAAGCGCGAATGGTTTTAGAATGTATGTAAGACCGTGGCTGCATTCCCTTTATGGGCATTTGAAGTCTCTTATTGAACTGAAGGGGAATTATGACCTCTTAAACGAACAAGAAAAAGAGAATTATGATTTGCTGTTATCTGGAACTTTCTCTATTATACTAAATCCTCTTATTTGCTTTACAAATGACGAATATTGGATTGATTTAGCGACATATATAACTAAAAAACAAATAGAATTCTTCCAAAGCAAATTGGATGCGCCTCTTCAAGAAGAAACCCCAATTGAAGACGAAGAGTTTAGAAAGAATATTTTGGCGGCAGAGAGATTTAAACAAGAAGTTTTAAAAGAAGGAGAAAATGAAAGAGGAGAATAACAGTAATTTCCCCCATGTATTAGGTAGTGCAAAACCTATTGCATGGGAGAATAGCTATGCAAAGCCGTTTGGGATGATAGAGTTCCCAGAGGATTTTGAAACAAAGAGCATAGATAAAGTTGCGCAGTTCAAATCAATTGCAAATTCTATTGCATCTCTTTATGAAAGAAAAAACAGTGATTATGGCGATTCATTTGGAGAAACATTTAAAAAGCTTGGGATTATATCCTCCATTACGCGAATGAGCGACAAAATGAATCGTATTATCTCTTTAGCAACTAAAAAGAATCAAAAAGTTAATGACGAATCTATCGCGGATACATTAATGGACTTGGCTTCTTATTCAATAATGACATTAATCGAATTAGGCTATGGCAAAGAAAAAGGTACAGATAAAGGCGAGTACGAAGGTAACGGAGAATGGGAGAAAGTCACCAGTGAAGCCGCAACTAAGATCTAAAGCGCCTGGATTATTTACAGAGAAAATTGTATTCGTAGTCAATTCTAAAAAGAATAAGTCTTGATTATATAATATATTATTTTATTCCCAAAATATAATATAATTTAAAATTCCGAATACTTATTGATATTCGAGTAATATGTTATTTTTTGCAATAAAATAATATATTTATTTATTCCTATAAAAAAACAATGCTATAATATTTCATTTTATAAAAAATAGTATTATATTTGCATATAATTTAATATAATATAGAATGAAAACAACAGTTACAATGAAGTCAAAAGACAGGGAATTATTTGGAGTTACAATTAGGCAAGATACTAAAAGTCAATTCTTGTCTGTAACAGATCTACAAGAAGCTTATACGCGAGCAAGAATTGAGAAAGGATGGTCTGATAGAAGAATAGAACATATTTTATCAAATATTGGATCTGCTGAAAGAATTTATTATATACTTGAAAAACAAGGATTTATAAAAACCACATTTCCGGTTTTTATGGAAGAAGTAAAAGAAAGCTCTCTTGTAAAAGTTATGAAGAAATACGGAGCATATAAAACTTGTGGAGCAAGAGAAAATAAAAGTACGATGTGTAATCCTTATATTTGGGTATTATTGGCGTTAGAACTTAATCCAGAAATATATGCAATTGTAGTAATGTGGTTAACCGATAACTTGATTATCAATAGGATTGAGGCAGGAGATAGGTATAACGAGTTGTGTGTTGCTGCATCTGTTTTTAGTAATGTTGATTATAGAGTTATAGCAAAAGGATTAAATTATATAGTATTTAATATACATGAAACGTTGTTGAGAAATAAAGCCACACAAGATCAATTAAAAGAATTAGATGATTTACAAAAATCTTTAGCTTTTGCTATAAATATGGGTTATATAAAATCATTTGAACATTTAGTGAATGAAATGAGATTATTATACTTAAAAAAATGGAATAATGGAAAAATTAATAGTTAGAGCGACTATCTTTGGATTAGCTATTTATCTGTTAATCGTATTTTGTTTTGCATGGAGTGGAGTATTAATAACATTTGTATAGGCTTGCTTGTGACGAAGGTAAATATCATTGCAAGTATGCAAGAGCTATACCACTTAATCTTATGTTTAC